CTGCGCCAAAGGGCGTTGCCCACCCACTGGCCTGGCATCAACGCAGCGCGGCGCGATGGCAGTGCCAACGTCACAGGCCAGCCTCCAGTGTCACTACCCGCAGGCTGTGAGCAGTGCCGCTGGCTGGGGTGTACGCGCCACGGGTTTCCAGCTCGGCATAGAGCGCATTAGTGCCTGTTGCCAGCTTGATTGCTGTTCCGCAGTAGTCCGCCTGTGTGAACAGCGTGCTGCCTAAATCCTGAGGCGTGGACAGATCCACGTAGCTGGCGTATGAGGCGGCCTCGGGGCTTGTCAGGTCAAAGACGGCGTTGTCCAGGATCGCCGTAGGACTCGCTGTGTAGAAATGCAACCGGAAGCCTGCCATTCCGCTCGGCACGCTGCTTTGAGCGATCAGAAGTTGAACAGACTGCACAAATACGATGCCGCCGGCTGGACCCATGGAGGGCAGAGTGATTACTGCACTGCCGGCATTGGCGGGTGTGATCGTATCGGCCGCACCGATCACGTCGCCTGCGGTGTAAGCCGTAAGGTTGCTAGGGCGGGTAACAGTGATCGCAGCGCGGTAGGCACTACCATGAACAACGAATTCGTCGTAACGATCATCCCGGATTATTTGTTGAGGCATTGATCGTTACGCGGATGTGTGTGTGTGACCCCTGAGGCAGTTTACCGAGCTCGGGTCAACGCAGACTTCGAGCTGCGGCGCGGATTGGGTCGTACAGACCGATAATCGCGGCCACCTGACTGGCAGTGGCCCGTTTGCCTGAGACATCAGCGATTGCGCTGGCAACGGTGCCGGCGACCTTGGCCGGAGAGGCGTTGTTGTACAGCATCAGCGGCACCTCGGCGTCCAGCCGCTTGTAGATCTCGGGCAGACCGCGGCGCAGGCCCTCGTCGAGGGCGGCCTTGAGCAGGGCTTTGGCCAGGGCGATGAGGAAGGATTTCATGAGTCTTCGGAGGTGGGGCGTTGACGTCCTCGGGGGGCGGGGCGTTGACCGGGCGAGTCCGTGATGTAGGCCCACAGCGTTGAGGTGGCGCCGGCGGCGACGGTGAATGCCTGAGTCCACTGATTGCCACACTGACCGGGGCGACGAATCTCGCAGCTGAGGACGTTGGCGCTGGCCATCAGCAGCATGTACGAGTAGCAGCCGATCAGCAGCTTCAGGACGAGGGCGATGACAGTGGCGTTGTTCATCCCTGGCCCGCTTCAAGCTTGGCGACACGCTGTTCAAGGCCATTGATGCGGTGGTAGGTCTCCTTGCGGTCGGCCTTGATGTCGACGTGGAGCTCCTCGAGGCGCGTGGCGACGTTTTCGACGGCGAGGGTGAGGCGAAGGACCGCGTCGCGGTCCTCGCGGTTGCGGTTGCCCATGGCGCCGATACCCATGGCTCCGACCGTTACAGCGGCCCCGAGGACGGCGGCAAGCACCTCAATCACGGCCTCGGGGATGTTGCGTACTTGGTCAGAGTAACGACGCGGTGATCAGGTGCTACTCCACGGAAGACCAGAGGCTTTGGAAGGAGCATGTTGCTCATCGATTTGCGCTGCGAGCGCGGATTCGATTTCTGCAACTTTGTCGTCGCCGAGTTTTTCTTTGACCCAATCGATGACCAGATCTTCGGTGAGATCGGCGAAGGGCACCATGTCGTCACTGCGCTCGAGGCCGAGGCTGCCATAGGCGCCTGCGCGATAGGTGCCGTCGGCTGCGTCGACCGTGTAGTGAGCGGTGAAGACGTAACCGTCGCTGGTCTCGCGCTCGAGGTTGGCGATATGCCAGGTGTGGGTGGTGCTCATGGTGCGGGTACTGACCTAGACAAATTACAGCTGGGAAGCGATCTTGGCTTGCTGCCGGTAGTACGGCATCCTCTGCTCATACACATCGCGCCAGATGTGCTGGTAGCCGGTGAGGCGCCACACAAGGGCGCGTAGCCAGTCTTCGCTGGTCAGGCGCCAGGGCTCGGGGGCGCCGCTGCTGCTGGGTTTTGCGTGGCAGCAGATGCCGGTGAAGGCGTAGACGATGAGGGCGATGCCGAGTGAACGGCGCATGTGGAAGCCATCGGTCACTACGTGTAGATCAGTGGTGCCGAGGTGCTTCACCAGGGCGGCTGTCTTGGTGAAGTTGGTGACGGTGTCCCACGCTTGGTAGTCGAGGTGGATGCGCTCTCGCGGCAGGCCAGCGTCGAGCGCGATTTGGAGGCACTGCTGGGCGCCGCCCTCGCTGGAGATGATCAGGTGGGCAGCGGGGATGGTCAGCGCCACACGGCAGGCATGGGGAAGGCGGGCAATGTTGCCGCCGAGTTCGATGACGGTGTGAACGGTCATGCGGCCTCCAGCGCGGCGACTTTGGCTTCTAGGGTTTCGATGCGGTCCATGGCTTCTTGCAGTGCCTTGACTGCTTTCATGTAGAGCACTGAGTAGTTGACGCTCTTGGTAACGGTGCCGAGGTCGTTGCCGTCTTCGTCGCGGTCGGGAGATTCGCTGACGAGGCCGGGGGAAATGAGTTCAACCTCCTGAGCGACAAGGCCGATTTGTGTGTGGGTCTGGCCTTCTTTAAAGTTGTAGTTGCGGACCCGCAGGGCTTTCAGATCGTTCCACTGGGAGTTCGAGTCAACAATGTTCTCCTTCAGCTTGACATCGGAGATGGCGCCGTAGGAGTTGTTGATGTTTTCAACGTTGCCTGAGTCTCGAATGTACAGGGCAATAGAGAACCCTTGCCTAACACACGTTACAAAATTGTAAGTGCTATTTGTTGTATTTCTGAAGCTGCTTACAGTTAAAATATCCCCGGCCACAGATGTATTTGAGTTACCAATGTCAAAAGTAGCTGTAGCTCCAGAGGCCCCGGTTGCCCTGTGAAGAACACCTCCCCCATTATCAATCCTCATCCGCTCGGTACTTGTAGTTGCAAAAACAAGTGGCACTGCACCGTTTGTGGTAACCAAACCTGCGCTTGTATTTTGAAAATTAAGAATGCCAAGATTTGCGTTTGACAGTCCAGCGTTAGTGCCAGTGGTGGTTGATCCGTTCTGAACGATTGAGGTGCCTATATATGAAGGCCCACTAGCATAATCTTGTACTTGTGCTTCAATACGTGCTATACCACTATTAGTTGCATTACGGCAAACCATACGTTCGCCGTCACCAATAACTTCGAGCCTGTTTTGAGGAGTGCTTGTTCCAATTCCTACGCGACCGGAGCTGTCGATGCGGAGGCGTTCAGCATTACTAGTGCCAAAAATTAAAGGGCCGTTAGCGCGTTGGTAAATATAACTATCTACTGAGCTAGTGCCACCAAGTAAGCCAATGTTAAGGTTTCCACCGGCACCGTTTAAAAAACGAAGGCCAGTACCTGGATCTCCGATGTCAAGAATAGTGCCAGGACTACTCGTCCCAATCCCCACGCGGCCGGAGCTGTCGATGCGCATGGCCTCGAACATCGTGCCGCCTGCATTATTGACTGAAAATTGCAAATAACCTGCGTAGTCAGCCGAAGTAGCATTTACTTTGCGGCCTGCAATTTGTCCAAAAGAGCTTGCGGTCCCTCCTGTAGCAGTGACACCACCTAGGCTGATTGCACCGCCCGTGTCGGCAGCTAATGCGCTTGAAGTCCAGACACGAAGAGTATTAAACCCGTTGCCATTGTTAGTGGTAGGGCTAGTTGGGAATCTGACATCGAGCAGGCTTCCTGGCGAACTCGTCCCAATCCCCACGTTACCGGAGCTGTCGATGCGGAGGCGTTCGGTTAATGTTGAACTAGCTAAGGTAGAGATAGAAAGACCTCCATTAAATCCGTCAGTATTATTAGTGCTAAGCTGAAAATAACCACCTCCAGTCGACGGAAAAGCGCTACTAAAACGTCCTCTTAACACCGCTCCAGATTGGCCTGCGGTGATAAGTCCGTTGTTAACGTCGAGTTCGCTACTGGGTGTACTCGTCCCAATCCCCACGCGGCCGGAGCTGTCGATGCGTACGCGCTCGGTCGCAGCGTTGGCACTAGCGGCTGAATTAGTCCAAAAGCTAATGGCTGTATCAAAGGAAGTACCTCTGTTAAACGCCACAGCAGCTCCACCGCCACCGCCAGAACTAAACGTCAATGCTGACGTTGCGGGCCCCGCAGTACCTCCGTCGACATGTATATTGGAAAAATCTAAAACACTAGATGTATATTGCCTTGATGCTGACGGCGCTTGAACTTGCAATCTAGCTACAGGGCTACTCGTCCCAATCCCCACGTTGCCGGAGCTGTTGATGCGGAGGCGTTCTGTTGGCGTTGCTGCGCCATCGGCGGTGGTGGAGAACACCAGGCGGCCTGGCATGTCGTTGGTGCCGGGGGTGCCGTCTACGAAACCTTGAATCCAGGCAGCAGCTATACCAACCCCACCAGAGCCGTCGTCACCTCTAAACTGAATAGTTCCTATCTCATCACCCGAGTTAACAATTGTGCCAAGGGTAGTGCCACGGGATTTAGTAAAGACATACGAGTATGCAAAAGCATTATTCTGGAACGATGCAAGCCCCATGTTGGATCCATTGACTTCAAGCAAACCTGAGTTGGTAGTTTTAACAACACTCGTCCCCACCAGCAGCCTGCCGGAGGAGTCGATGCGGGCTTGTTCTGCTCCATTTATTTGAGCGATAAAAGGTGCTGTTGCTGCAGCAGAATTTAGCGTGGTTGTGCCTGCGCTGCTGATAGTAAGTCTTGTTACTCTCCGATCAGTTGAACGGTCGCCAGCGGGTGTTGTAGCAATAACGGCATTGGATCCGCCAGTGGTTAAATGTTCTATGAATAAATGGCCATCTGCTGTGCCCAAATTGTTGCTGGCATCTAGAAAGCTAGTGGTTGTAGCAACAGAGCTGTCGTTGTCATTTCTAATGTTAATACCCGCAAAAGTGGCAGTTTGCTGTATTCTGCACGTTCCATTAACAGTTAACGTCGAAGCAGGGCTAGTAGTGCCAATCCCTACGCGTCCTGCAGAATTTATAAGCAAACGTGTAGTCCCTGCCGTGCCAAGTGCTATATCTTGACCACCATTAAGTGAGTTAAACTCAATGAATCCCTGCAGAGTGACATCAACTTGGTGCTGAAGGCGCAAGCCAACGCCCTCCCAGCTCGTGCCCGCGGTGTGACGCCTTGATTTAATATCAAGAAATACACTATTGCCAGCATTGCTTCTGATTCTTTGAAGCAATACTTCGCCGTTAAGCGCGCCGGAAGCGGCACTTGATGTTTCTAGTAAAGCTCCAGGGTTCGTCGTGCCAATCCCCACCCTGCCGCTGGAATCAATCCGCATCCGCTCCGTAGGCGTCGAAGCACCATCAGCAGTGGTGGCGAATATCAGGCGACCCGGCATGTCATCAATGCCAGGGGTGCCATCTACTTGGGCTTCAATAAGTGCCCCTCTGCTGGCTAAATCAGTACCATCAGCACCAGCAAAAGCAATAACACCAAGAACGTCTCCACTTTGAACAATAGTGACCGCTCCGTTTGATATACCCCTGGTCTTGCCCAATGCAATCAAAGGACCCTGAACGTCGTTCCTATTGTGAACACCGGCAAATACCTGATACGTTCCCGTACCGCTCCCTTCATTGTAAAGTACACTATTTGGAGCAAACGCATCGCCAACAGAACGGTAAACACTCGTCCCCACCAGCAGCCTGCCATTAGCGTCGATGCGGGCGCGTTCGATAGGCGCGGCCGGACCACCGCCCGTTGCAAATGCAATAGTGTTGGAGGCGGGACCATAGACCATTCCTCCACCGCTGTTAAACTCGATATTGGGGGCTGCAGCTGAAAGACGAATGTTTCCAGCTACATCCAGGGCGGCACCAGGGCTTGAAGTGCCAATGCCCACCCTGCCGCTCGCGTCAACGAACAGCCGCCCCGTGCCGCCCGTGCTCAGCGCCAGCTGGTCCGCGCCGGGGCTGTAGAGGCCGGTGTTGGGGTCGCTTACGAAGCTCCACGTCGGTGTTGCAGCAGTGCCGAGGCTGACAGCCTCAATCTGGCCAGCGGCGTCAATGCGCAGCCGCTCAGTGCCACCCGTCGTGACCGACAGCTGGTCCGCGCTCGGGGAGAAGAGCCCTGTGTTTGTATCACCGGTGAAGGTGATACTGGGCGTAGCAGCAGCACCGAGAGCGAACTGAACAGCTCCAGTGATCGTCCCGCCGGTACGTGGTAGTGCTGCGTCAGCTAAGTCATAGGCACTTTTGACGGCTGTACTGCTAGCGATGCGCGCGCTGTTGGCCAGGCCGGTTGAATCGCTGAGCTTGGCCTGGAGCGAGGCCGGCGTTACAGCTCGAAGTGCGTCCGCACCGGTGATGGTCTCAGCATCGGTCGCGAGCTCGACAACTCCGGAGACTGTGGTTGATGCGACGGCAACTGTGTAGGTTTGAATCCAGGTATCTGTAGTGTCTTTGTAGATCTTGAGCTGCGCTGGCGTTACTGAAAGGTCGAGCCAGAATTCACCGGGTGTAGGCGTGCTCGGGGATGTGGCGCTGATCCAGACACCGGTGATGCGTCTTATCGCACCACTGGTGTCTTTACAAGTGAGGAATGGACCGTCAGCGTGGTAGTTAAGGGCGATCTCGCCATTAGCTAGCTGTGACGCAGTCGGCTCTTTGCCGCTGACAGCGGAGTTCTTGAGGATGTGCTGTAGCGCCATCGGAATACCTCCGCTCTCGGGTAGCCATACCGGCTAGGCGCAATGTAGCGATGGCGCTGGTTGACGCTTACTCGGGCGCGGGGAGTGGCGTCAGCACATTGCCTTCAGCGAGCCACTGGGCTAGCGCACGATCGAGCCATCCAGTGCCGCTGGTGGGGTTGGCGTAGTGCGGGAATTCGGGCTCGGACGAGAGGTAAACCTCGATGTAGCCGGAAGGGTGGCGGTGGGCGCGGATGATCGATGTCATGATGCTCAGAAGGTCAGTTCGCTGCTGCTAGTGGTTTGGATGGTTGTATCTATTTTGTAGTAGATACCCTTTTTGTAGCGGATAGCGGCAAGATTTAAGCTTGTTTGTACGCTTACATTTGCTGCGACACTGGCTGTGTCGCCCCAGTCGAGAGCTGTTGCCGCCGTGGTCCAGTTGGCACCATCAGCCACTCCCGCTTCTTGAATAGGTGTACTGTCGTACTGATACAAGTATTTGACCGTGGTTGACCTAAATATGGAGAAATACGGTTGATTAATCCCGCCAAAGAGTGTGTTACCTATTGATCCTAGTTTCCCGTTGAAACCAGACCGCGATGCGGCATTCGCAGTACCGAAACGCTGCCAAAAACTATACGGTAGGAAGTCTATTGTCGCCCCCAGCGGCGCGTACAGTACGCAATACAGCTGAGGTCCCCTAGCGGTTCGAGTAGTGGCATCTTCGCCTGCAACCCAGGGGTCGCCAGGGCTTGTTGAACCGGCCGCAGCCACAATTGAAGTAGCGGGATTAGTTCCTCCGTTGCGGCTATCGGAGCCGTAGTGTGTCCGCTCAAAGTGAATGTTGTTTACGTCGAGATTATAGTTCAAGCCGGGACTTGGTAGATCGCCTGTGGCAGATCCACCTGAGGTTAGCTTAACATTTCCGCGGCACAAAACTAATGATGCGTGCCACCCTGAAACTTTCGGTGCTCCCACGATAACACCAGTGAAGTCCCAGTATTCGTTACCACGTAGTCGGATCCCACCGATAAAAAGTGAGACATCCTGGGCAACAATATAGCCTACACCGGGTCCACCACCGGGGTCCAGTACACTCCAAGCGCCCCTTGCCCCTAGCGTGCATTCCGCCAGAATGCTGTTGCCTGTTCTAAATTCAATCATGTACACGCTATGTCCGTAAATGCCACCGGGTGTTATTGGGTAGGTGGGGTTAAATGATCTGAAGTAAGCTATGAAAGCGGCGACCCACTCTTTCATCCTATTTCCCGCCGCTGCTTTTACAGTTGTGGTGCGTACTGCCGAGCCATAGGGAAAGACACTGTCTGGAATTTGTGTCGCGCCGAGTGTCATGTCTACACTAATAAAATGCACGAGGCGAATATCTCCTCCGTTGGAGAGCAGCATGCCGTAACCAGTGTTAAAATAGGGGGTTGTTGAGCCAGGGCTGTAATACGACTGAATATACGGAACGGTGTAGAGCATTATGCTGTTGCCGGGATTGCTAATGTCATAATCCCCGATTAGACCGCCTGTAAGCGCCCCTGTCGTGCCGGTGTGCGCGCCATTAATCTGAATCTTACACTTAAACTCGACGTTGGTAATTTGATAGAAGCCGGGCTTCATCACTAATTGAGCCAGCTGTTCTGTTCCTAGATACTCATTGGCCCACGCCGCTGCATCACTAAGAGTCGCGAATGGCTTAAATGTCACTCCATCAGGAGCGTTGCCATCGGTAACACTTGAAGGTGCAGGCCAGTAGTTGCTGCGATATGTCGCGTCAAAGCTGACAGGGGCTACACCATCCCATGTGCCGATGTACACGCGTTGGTTGGCAGTAGACCGAAACGCGACTTTCTTACTGTTTGCCCACTGGCTCAACCCGATTGGCGTTACAGCGACAGTTTGCGACTGCCCCGAGGCTGCTTCTGCCGCAGTAGCTAGCTCAACAAGACCGGCTTGTGTGGTAGAGGCGGCAAGTGATGCTCGTGCAGTATTGTTCATACTCACATTGCCGTTCAGTGCAGTGTTGCCGTTCAACGTCGCAACACCAGAAACAGTAATTGCACCCGCAGATAGATTGGTGGCGCTCAGCGAATCGAATGCTGTCTGAGGTTCAGGCAGCGTTAGATCGTTTGAGCCGAGGTTCTCAACAGTAAGGGTCTGGCCTGTTGCTAGATCTTCAATGCCGCGTGGTGTGACTTGATAGCCCTCTTCGTTAAATCCGGTCGGATAGACTCGTCCACCATCAGCATTCGTAAAATAATACGTGAACTTATTCTGCGCTGATAGCTGTCGCTGGTACTGCGGCAGGCTCTTGGTGTAGTTCAAGAAACCACTCCAGGCCCAGTTGTGGGTGAGCAGCTGCATGAACGACGGACGGCGGAACTGAATCGGCCAGTTGCCGATCGCGTTGGCTGCCCCATTCGGCACAAAGCCGCCCATGTCACCACTGGTGGCTGGATTGAGCTCTCGGGATGCCTCAACGCGGGGGATGAGGATGGTGTGGGCCTGTGCGCTGCTGAAGCCAAGAGCAGTCAGCAACAGGTGGATCGCCCGGTAGTCGGTGGCAGCCCGGTACTGCGCCTGCACCAGGGCATCAGTGTTCCACAGCGTGGTGAGGTTGTAGCCGAGCGTGGTGGACGCGTCAGCGCCGTCAGTGTCGTTGTCGAAAGTGAGAATTGGTGCTTCGTTCTTGTAAAAGTCCTCGGGGTTAAAGTCCGAGGCCATGTGCACGTAGCTTTCCTGCCACTTGAAGGCGTCAAAAGTTACGTCGGCATTGGCTTCGATGCAGGTGTAGTGTTTGTTGTTGCGTTTGACTGTTTCACCTTGCATGTAGCTGATGCCGCTTGCCCAGGTAACAGCGGAGTTGCCCCGGCGCAACGTGATCTCAGCAGAGAAGGCGACTCCGTTCGGGCGAATGTTGGCTGTGTTGTTAACAATAAGTACGCTGGTGGTCGGAATCTCACTGACGATCGGCGCCCCGCCAGTTTTGACTTGCAGCACGTAATCCCGAACAGGTGTGCGGGCAAGCTGGTTAGTATTGTTCAGCTTCAGCGTGTAGCGTCGCTGTGCAGGAGTGCGAGTGTCAACGAGACGGCGGATATAAACGCGTTTACCAATTGCTTCGCTAGCTCCACTTGTGATGGGGACAGCAACGCTACTAGGATCAGTCAGCGCTGTTGTGATGTTCAGCTGCGCGGGGGTTCCAGAGCTCCATGCCGTGCTCGTGAGGGGAGCGCGCCAGTCATCGCCCAGCGGGTTTTCGACCCACACATAGCTGTTCTGGCGCAGCGTGTAGCCGTCGCGTGCGACCAGATCAGGAACACCAGGGACAGTCAGCGAATCCCCGAGTGCGGTTTCTAGCGTGATGGTGGTACTGGTGACAGCCGTCACCGTGCCTAGATAGATGCGTTTGACGTTGTTGCTTACTGCTGTCAGATTGTTCGCAACTTTGATGCGATTGATCGTCCAGTCGACATCCGTCGGGAAGCTCGAGGTGCGGTAGCCCTCGGCGAGGCCGGCCACCCCGCCGAAGTTGCTGAATCCGCCGTTGCTGATGATTTCGCCGCCTGCTTGGACCCAGTGGTGGACGCCTTGGCCGATGGCAAAAACGCTGACCTCCTGAATGAACGCACCATTGACCGCACGGACGTGGAACGAACGCCGCGCGGGGTTCATACGCACATCGTCGGGATTTGTGCTGATGTATGTGGCGTAGGTGTCAAGCTCCATGCTTGCCCAGTTACCACTGACGTATCGCTGCCAGCAGGTCAGATCACGTTGCTTCGAGACCCCAGTGAACTGGGCGGTGACGATGCTCTTGAAACCTGTCGGCTTAGCACCGTCCGCGTAGATCCCGCAGAGGCCGTACTTGGAGCGAATAGAGCAGTTAAAGATGTAGGGGGAAGCTGAGTCTGTAGTGTCTGTCGCGATCGTTTGTGAACCCGCGGCTGGTGCGGGTCCAACAATCTGGTACTCAGCGGTGTTTGTAACAGCAAAGGCGAGGTTCAGGCCGCCGGTGTTATTCGTGCCACCGAACGCTTGCCGGATCTTGGCGTAGAACTCGTCGAGCTCGGCTTGGCTGGCAAAGCCAAAGCAGCTCAGCAGATGATGGCTGGCGGTGCTTCCCGCCTTGTCCATGAAGGTGAAGCCGTAGTAGTAACCGGTGCCGGTGACCTTGAAGATCTCGCGCCTGTTCGAGCGGTCCGACGCTTCGTCGGCCACAGCCGGCACAACGTCAGGCCGGAAGATGGTCTTGCGCAGATCGAGCGAGCAGAGGCTGACACCGCGGGGCAGCAGGATTCCGCCCGTTGCTTGGGGGTTGAACTGCTGCAGTTCTGCGTCGGTGGGGTTTTTATTGCTTGCCCATTCAGTAACTGATGCGGCGCCTGTGCCATTAAGTAGAGTGCAGGCACCTGGGGCCAGCATAATCGAGACCAGATCGGTGCTGGTAAGTGGCTGGGTGTAGAAACTCTTGGCTGTTATGATGCCTGCTTCAATAATAGCTCTGTTAATTGTTCTGAAAGGGCGCGCCTCTGAATAGCCGCATTCAAGGCGCTGCAGTTCGATGCGCTCAGTAGCAGTACCACTTGTGCTATAGCTACCGCCTACAAATGTGTCTTTACCTGTGTACGGATTGACGTAGAGAACGTACGGCGCAGACAGCGGGTCATTGACGAGGGCCCCTGAGCCGATCTCGGGGTTTCCGCCCATCTGGCGCAGTGCGTCAGTGATGGCGGAGATCTGCGCGCGGAAGGTTGCCTGGGACGAATTGATGTGATCGGCAGCGCCGCTTTGGCCACCACGGACAATCTTCGCCACAACAACAACGCAGCAGTCTGAAGCAAGACTAGCGACGTCAGGCGAATCTAGTTTGGCCCCATTCGCAGGGCGATTTCACCGACAGTAACAAAATCAGCAGAGCCAGCAATAATTTCATCGGGCCTGACATTTATTGCTGATGATGTCACCAGTATTTCTGCTGTGTAGTACAGATCGCCGGGCAGCAAAGTGCCTTGGTTCGTGGGCCTGTTAACAAGCATCCAAAACTCAGCTTCGGCTTTGCAGCCCTTTTCTGTGAGTAGTAGCAGCTGCATTAGACCGGTCGAGTCACTACCAGTCGTAAACTCTTTACGATCAACTAGGAAGTCCAGCGACCCACCTCCGTTGACAATGCTCTTTACAGCATCACCGAACTTTTCGCCTACTGCTGTTGTGTCGACCTCGGGGGCGTTGAGTGTGAGTGACCAGCTCTGCAGATCGGCCTGGATCATCCACAGTGCGCCGGTCGCCCCTGCGTTGATGTAGTAGCGCGGCGTCAGATCTGCGTTGTCGTACTCGGTGATCCAGGCGGGTGGACTTGTGTAATCAGGGGCAAAGTCACAGATCGAGGCCAGTGTTACTTCGTCCTGTGAATCACTGAAGTAGTAGTCGCCTATATCAGTTGAGCACGTTGCAATCGCGCTTTCGTACTCGGCGGTTCCCGTAGCGGAGACAATGAGCGCGTTGAAGTCAACCCTAAAGAGTTGTATCCGATTTGCTGTTTGGCCGTTCAGGGCAGCCGAGCGCGTTGTGTAAAAGCTGATGCGATCTAGTTGATCTCTGTAAATAAAGTATGTTGCGGTCTGAGTTAGCCCGCACTCTTCTGGTCGCATGTAGAACTGAATAGTATCAGTTGCACTATAGAAATTGCCTGTGTCACTGGTGACATGGCTGCGGTTTGACCCCAGTGTCCAGTCGCCACCGAAGAACATCGAGAACCCATCGGGGCAGTCAGGTCCATTCGTGCTCGTGTCGAGGGGCAGCCCGTTGGCGCAGCTCAGCGTGATCTGGTCGCCTGACCAGAACGCCGGGTTGCGCATGTAGATCGACCGACTGCCGACGTGGACGTTGCCGGGGCGGAGGACGGTCGGTTCCGGTGCTTCACGCTTGAGCCGAAGCCTTCCTCCGACACCAAGAATCGCCATTAGAACTCACCTTCGATCGGGCCGGAGACCTGGAAGTTCAATGAGCAGGCGATCACTTCACCGACGCTCACAGGAGCACTAACGCTAGTGACGAGAGCTTCGACACTAAGCTCGATGCCAGAAGCAGTGTTCAGGACAAAACCGACGTTCTGCGCACCATCATCGTTGCGGAAGATCGAGTTTAGAACTGCACGTGTTGCGACGTCGTCTCTGTCGTAGATAATCGTTGCTGAGCCTGTCGCACCTCTCAGCCCTTCAACGTACGTCCTGTCGTAGACACCCATCGCGGTCGTCTCGAGGGCATCTCGACTGATGTCCAGCGAGAAGTTGCGACATTTGCCGACTCGCAACCCCTGATAGCGAAGTTCTCCGTTGCTTCCTGTCAGAACAGCCATCAGCCGTCACGCATACCCTCCAGGCGCACAGTAACGCTGCTGATGCCCGGACGCACCGAGGTAATCCGCGGCTGCTCGGAGAAGCGCCATGTGTAATCACGTTCGAGCTGCTCTCGGAGCAAGTTATCCATGCCGTCCCAGATAGTGATGGGAAGCGAGAGTGATGCGTAACTACCGCGTGCGCTCTCGTAGCAGGTGACGACAGCCAGAGCCTGCAGATCGGGCACGTTGCCGAACTCCACCTCGAGTGAGGCACCGAATGGCTGACTCCCGTAGGCCCGCGTCGTGCCCGTGCCTGCGATGCTGGTGAAGCGCTTGACCGGGTACTGACCTTGCGTAACCGAGCGTGACGTTGGGACCAGCGCTGGGAAGTTCGTCATGTCACGGTCACTGTGCGGGTTTGCGTCTGCGGGCTATCGCTAGCAGTCGGCGAGCTGATCGTGCACCTCACTGTATAGGTGCCGGCCACATCGAATGTGACTGTCGCTCTCGGGGCGTTGGAGTTCGTGATTGACGCGGATGCACCGGATGTGTTTGAGGTCCAGGTCCAGTTGACAAAAGCAGCACCGAGCGAGTCGGCGGTCCCTGTTCCTGACCCCACTGCAGTTGCGGTGAAGACCACACCCACCGTGTTGCTTGCGGCGCCGATCGATGTGAAGTTTGTCGTGCCGACAGTGACTATTTGATATTGCTGACCGACGGTGAATGATCCAGCAGTAGTGGCAACCGGCTTGTTGACATACGTCGCCGTGTAGGCAGTCGCTGTGTTGATTGCCACTGCGGTGCTACCTGTGAGAGTCACCGCGCCAATTGTTCCAATAGTGGTTGATGCTATTGCCGTAATTGTCTTTGTCGCCGCGATTGTCGTTGCACCACGCGTCACCGTACACGTAATTGTGCGCACCCCTGCACTGGTGGCCGTGACTGTGGTGGACGCTGCAGTTGGGCTCCCGAACGTCACGCCGGACCCCGTCCAGAGGTAGGTGTAGGTCCCGGCGCCCCCACTCACCAGAGCGCTATAGCTCGACGGCGTGCCAACAATGGTGCTGTTTTTTCCTGTTATTTGAACGCCTGTGAATGTGCTCACGGTCGTACCTGTGTTCTCGCTGGTCCCGATACGTCCTTCAATTATCCAGTTGGTTTCAGCATCCCAGCCAATTGTGATTAGACTGAAGTCTTGCTCGTTTAGTGGGAAGTAGACTGCTTCTACTTGAATGTTTCCGTCTTCATCAAACCCAAGCGACTGCACCTTGTAGGCGCGCGTTTCAGTGCTGCCTTGTTTGACACAGAAGACTGCGTTGGTGTACTGACTGGTAGCTTGATTGACTACATTCAGCTCGGTTTCAATGATTTCACTTGTAGACCCGTTCCACAGCAGTACCTCGTAGGCGCCGTCAGCTAGCGGTTCTACCGTTGTCACCTTCCCTTTGCTATCAATTGCCCCGTTATTTGGCTGCAGATATGCGCTCGTCTCGAGCCCGAGCTTGAAACAGCGTCCGATCTCGAGGGCGGCCTGCGTCGGAACGGTCTTGAAGCGCACCGAGTGCGTGATCAGTCGGCTCCCGCGGCAGAAGTACTTGGCTACATCAATTGCGTGGATTTCGCTGGTAGCGAAGTCAGAGAGATCGATGCTTTCGAGTGGTGCGTTCTCGGGGGTTCCGATTTCCCGGACAGTGACCTCGCGGATGACGGGGAACAATCCTTTCGTCGTGCTGTCCCCGCTGGCTTTCTCCTGGCGCCACTTGACTGAGACGCGTTTGGGGATGCGTTGATCGACCTCGGCGTAGGTGAATTCGAATGAGTCCTCGATGATGTTGCCGGCGGTGTACATGCCGGTGATTGTTTCAGGCTGATTGAAGTAGACCGCAGGCTGCAGCGAGAATTTTCCATTGCGTATGACAAGATCCAGTAGGAAGTAGCCTGCCGTTTGACTGCCCCACTGGCGCAAGTTAATCGGCTGCGCGATTGCCCCGTCGAAGAAGTAGCGGCGGTCGCGGGTCCATTGAGCACAGAAGTCGAATGCTTCACCGTCAATCAGTTCGGGACTCAGTATTGAACCGACGCCATAGCGTGTGTTCGTGAGCTGATCTTGAAAGACTTCTGGAAAAGTATGGATACTGTTGATTCCTTCGTTGACGTACACAGACAGTTGATTCAACTGACTAAACTCCGTGCTGCTGCGGAGGTTCACCCCCACAAGTGCGATATTGTCGTAGTTCGGTACGTTGGGATTACCAGCTAGCAGGTTCACATACACCACTTCGTGCTCGGGGCTGCGCGCTGAGCTCTGGACCTCTTCAAAGACGAATGCCTCCGCGAGCTTGCCCCAGGCGTCGGCGTAGTCCCCGCTGTCGGCAAGGGCCACGCCGAGCCCCTTATCCCTGGTCGCCGCAACCGCGAAGGTGTCTTGCGTGCGCGCGACAGGCTCGCCGCTGTAGGCCACGGTGACGATGTTGGCACCGCTACCCGAAGTCACGGTGCGGATGCCGCTGATCCGAGCGTCCAAGACCTCCAGGCTGCCGCTGGCGAAGCTCACGTTGCTGCGTACCTCCCACCCGCTCACGGGCTCGATCCGGAACTCCCAGCGCTGTACTGAGGGCATCTGCAGCCGGATGTAGTTATAGACGGCCTGCTGCGTCAGGCTGCGGGCGCCAAAGCATTGGTCGAGGTACACGAAGTCCGCGTCGCTACCAGCAATGCGGTAGCCGATCTTGAAGAAGGCGTAGCGCGTTTCAGAGCCGCTGAATGAGCCGGATTGATACGTGCTGAGTTCCAGGCTTTGACCGGGGGCATAGACCCGACCGTCGAAGTAGGAACAGGCCCTGCCATCGATCTCGGTCTGGCTGAGCGAGTCGCGGAAGTTGCACAGCCCGCTGATTCGGATCCCAAGGCTGCTGCGGAGGCCGATCTCGACGATCTGGGCCGCGCGGGGGATGGCAAAGCCTGCGATGGCGACTTTTAGTAGATGAGAGGTGTTAGTGGCTGTTAGTGTTCCGCTTGTGCCATTCAGTACAGCTACGCCTGCTCTGACGCAGCGCAGCGTGTACGACATGGACTGGCCACCGCCGATGGGCTCGTTATCGATCTCGGAGGCGAAGATTTCGTCGTTCGGGCTGCGGGTTTCGCAGACGAAGAGCGCGCTGCCGAACCGGTACAGCTCACCGGCGCTCAGGGCATCGTCCCACCCACGCTGGCGGCCGGAGACCGTTTGCGCGACATCGCGGCAGGTCTCCTGGTGGTATGGGCCTGATTGGACGCCGATAAAGACTCGGTTCGCTTCGCTGCTGGAATCGAGGGTGTAGGCGATCGTGTCACCTATCGCAAATGTTGTCGTGCCGCTAAAGCCGACTCCATTCTTGGCAGTTACACCCCCACGGCTGGCGAAGAGTGTGTTGTACTTGTCGCGTTGAGCCTGTGAGACCCCGTCAGGCTCGCAGACGAGTCGTGTGTCTTGTTTGCCTGAGGGTTCGGTCTTTACCTGTACAGCGGGGCGCAGCGCTGGATTAACGCGAAATGCGAGGCCGTTGCCTAGTAGTGAATAGACACCGAACTGCGTCTGCGTCGAGGGCTTGAACGCGTAGGAGAAGTCGGTAGCCCAAGCACCATTCAGTCCGACAATCTGGAACACATCGGTGCCACCATTGTTCTGGGCGTTGCCAATGTCATTTGCAGGAGACCGACCGGCAATCCAGTCTGCATTGGTGAGTCGGCCACCGTCACGCGACACGTAGAACGTCACGCGGCTACTTGCAGCATTCGCGGTGCCAAGATCGTAACCACCGAGGACGTTATCGCCAAATGCGAACTGGGTGGGATCGATTGCGCCGACTCCGCCCTCGGCGATCAGGAAAACGGCTCGCAGCATCTGGCTGCCACCTAGTGACAGCATTTGGCTCCAGAGCAAGTTGGTGTTAACCCGCACTCCGCCGTAGGTCACACCATCGATGGTCTCGCGCTTGGCGTAAACCAGTGGAATTGTGGAACCGATCTCTACGACGTTCTGTAGCGAGTCGAAACCGGCCTTGGGGGCGTACTCGGAGCGACCGACTACGTTCTGGCCGGGCAGTGAGCTCTGCCGGATCTCGGCGGGCCGGCCGGCTAGCTTGGGGCGAAAGAGCAGCGAAACAGCGACATTGAGAATAATACCTACTACAAAAAGAACGAGTGAGAACGTAAATGGATCTATAAACGATACAGGCTTCCCTGGCTCAATCCTGCTGTGCTTATAGCAGTGCTTTACGAATGCGCGATACTCTGCCTCGGTGCAGCCAAGTACTGCGATTAGATCGCGATCTTGTGGCAAAAGAACAATCTGGTGGCCACCCGGATTGAGCATCACACAAACGAAATCTGGCCTGTAGCCGGCAATGAGCCGACAAGGTACTGAGTCAGTGTACGCCGCGGTGATTGACCTGAAACAGCATCGAGTGGACTGCCAAGATCCATTGCAAGTCGGATCCCATCATGCTGAAAACCGGTTATTTGGTATGTCTCTTCCATAAACGTCGATGTCTCTTCTAGCGAGTCAGGATCGAGCCACACAGTACGAATGCGGATGATCCAGCGGTCATCTGCGGCTTGCTGGACAAAGTTGAGTATGAGTTGTGAGACTGCGAAAACTAGCTGTGCCCGAATGTTGCTGCCTTGCAGGTCCACGCTTGTACCACTAAAGCCAAAGCCGGCGTACACGTAATCGACCCCCTCGTACGGGCGCGTTTGTTGCGAGTGAAAATTCTGAAATGCGTAGCCTGTTTCAACGCCTTCTGAAAGTTGAAAGTTGATGTACGTCCCTATGGCGATCTCGCTCATGATCACACTCCGACTGAACGGCGTGTAGCCGGATTGTTACGCAAGGCCGCCAACGTACGCTGCTGACCCAGTTTGGCTCCTTCTTGCGCCGCAATCCTCGTTGCCTGCAGCATGTCCTGCTCGGTCACGAATGGCAGATCGCCAGAGCCCACACGGCTGTACTTGATCTCCGTGCTGCCTGCACCGGACGTGAGCCAGCGTTCGACTTGCCGTTCTCGGGACATGGATGTGACTGAACTAAGCGCGTCGCGGTTCTCGCTGAAGGCGTTGCTGCTGGCTGCGGAGCTGCCTCCACCCCCGAGGGCGGCGCGGGACTGCGCCAGCGCAGCTGCCGTGCGGTCGGCCGGCAGGACGTAGCCGTCGGCGCCAGGGAAGACCAGCTCGGGGCCGCGCTCGCCGACGATGTAGGGGCGCCCGGCGCTGATGGGGCCGCCGGAGGCGCGGAACTGCATGCCCGCGGGCATTTGCGCCATGGGTACATCGACCCCCTTGACCAATGCACTGGGCGTCCCGCCAGTGAGCAGCCCCAGTACCTGCAGGATCAGCGCCTTGGCGATCATCTGCGTCGCCATCTCGATGAAGGCCCGGCCGATGTTGGCGAACATCTGGCCGAAGGCTTCCTGCACCGTCATGGTGCCGTTGATCACGCCGCTGACGGCGTTGGACATGGCGCTGCCGAGCTCGGACTGGATGGTCTGCGCCAGGCTCGCCACCATGGCCTTGGTGTCGGTGAGCTCGCGTTTCCAGCGGCCGATGAGACTTTCTACGGGGTCCTGAACCTCACCGGCTTTGGCGTCGATTGCGTCCGCCTTCTTCTGTCCTTCCTTGGGCAACTGGCCGAGCTGTTCCTGCAGTTTCTTGATTGTTGCCAGAGCTTCGTCGAGTCGACGCTGCAGATCGGCTTTGTCCTTTTCGTTCTTGGGCTTCTCTCGCTTTTGAAGTTCGTCTAACAACTTGCGCTGTTCTTCCAGCGCTTCGTTCAAGCGCGTTTGCTCCTGCGTCATCCATTGCCTTAACCGCAGCTTTTCGACCTCGGCAGCAATCCGCTCGGGCGCCACTCCTTCACTCTCCAACCTGTTTTGGTATTTAGTAACTTCGAGCTCTTTGTAAATGTCAGCTGTATCCGTGCGCAGCCGCTGAATCGCATCTGTTCCGCGCTGCACCGCTTGAATGCTTTTCAGGGCAGTTTCCTCTGATTCTAGGCTGTCTACATACTTCGTATGCTGCTCACCAATGGCTACCATTACACGCTTCTTCTCTTGTGCATTGAGCAAGCTCGAGGCGTTGATCGTCCTCTCGATCTGACTCAGTTCTCGGGCTGCCGCCTTGCGCTTGACCAGCATGTCGATTTCGATCTTGCTGCGTTCAGGGTCAAAGGTTTCGCTGCTCGATGCTGCTAAGGCTTCGTAGGTGAGCTGCACTTCGGCTAGTTGGTCCTGGTATTGCTCCAGAGCCACTGGTGTGAAGGCGGCCTTTGCGATGGCCTCGAGTGCTTCTTTGCTCTTGGCGTCTGTCAGCGCTTTTTGCAGGATGCGTAGCCGCTCCATGGCTGTGCTTACGGCGCGCACAGCGGCGGCGTACTCCTCGGCCTCGCGCTTTCCGTCGCCAATGTCAGATCGGCCTTGGAGTTGGGGGGTCGCGGCTGTGCTCACTCGAGGAGCAGCAGCTGACCCTCCTGCCATCAGCTCTTTGACGGCGGGGAGCAGATCCTTGGTGGGGACGTTTTGAAGGCCGACCCACTCCGCGCGGAGACCTGCCATGGTCTTGTTAACACTGCCGGGGACAATGCGTGCGCGGGCCAGTGCGCTACCTAGTACTTCTTGAATTTCTGGGGTGAATTTATCGCTGCTCTTGACTCCTGTGTTGCCGTATTTTCCTTGCAATAGGCTTTGCAGGGTCTTACCGATGATCTGATATTTGCCGACAGCATGCAGCTGCTGATTCTTTGCGACACCGGGAGCAAGTTGCCGACGTTGAATCTCGGCAATTGTCATATTAGTCAAGTTTGGATCTTTGCCGCCGCCAATTGCTCTGTGCCCTTGGGCGTACCCGCCGCGGTTGAATGCGGTGTAGTCTCCGCCGTAGCTTTCCCGGCTTCCGATTATCTCGCTCAGTGAGCCGAAGCTTGCACCAGCCATTTGTTCCCGCGCCTTCGCGGACGCTATGTCGTTCTCGCCTGCGCGCTTGCGGAGGTCGAAGATCTTCTTCTCCATATCCAACCTGTAGTTCAGGATGGAGCGCTCCATATTTGCAACCTCGACTGCCAGGTTTTGCTTGGCGGACTCGATCTCCAGCTCACCGCGCTCGCGGACCGAGAGGTAGTTGTTGAGGGACTCGAGGGCAGCGCGGGAAGCGCCTTCTTCGCCTTCGATCAGCTTCTGGTTTGCCTGCTCCATCTGGAAGATGCGCAGTTCGCCGGCGGCGCGGAAGATTTCGACTTCCTTCTGGGCGAGGGCCTGGCGCTGCTGGAAGAGCTCTTCTTGGTGTTGCCGCTGGAGGTCCCGGATCTCCTTCTCGAGATTGACCCTCTTATCAGCTTCAAGATCAATCTTTTCGCGCGCAGCTTCTAGGTTTTTAACTCGTTCAACCTCTGTCATACGTTGACGAATCCCAAATATCTTCTGTAGTGCTTCGCTTTCCTGGGCGTTTAGTGACGCCAAAGCGGGCAGAGCAGCATCTATATCTGAAATGGTTGTATTTGTTGGATCTGTCGTGGCTACAGCAAGCCGGCCTTTGGGCTGCAATGTTTTCAGCTTATCCTTGGCCTTTCTAACCTCTGCTAATTCTTTTTGAAGTTTCTGCAGCGCTTTAAGATCTTTTGCGTACTGCTCATCGACTTGCGCTTGCTTTAGCTCAAGTATTTTTTTTGTAGCGTAGTCGGCTTCATCCCCTAGTTTTCGATAATTGGCTTGAAGATACTTAAGAGCCTGTCCCGCCTCTAGGGCATTCTTTCTCTCATCTTGAGCTTCTTTCCACGCAGAGAATCGTTCAAGGAGCAGACCCAGTGTCTTCTCCACCAAAAACATCATCACATTAAACTTAATCATTCCAATTACTAGGTCTTTGAATCCGCCGCCTAGCCTTCCAGTGTTATCGTTTAATCCACCAAGTTTTGTCCCGGCTTTCTGCGCCGCAGTTCCTACTGTTTCTAGTTGGGCTGTGACCGCGAGCAATTCCTTTTGCAGTGCTTTTAGCGCAACTCCGGCAGGAGTCCATGCAGTGAGCGCAGCAGTTCCACTTCTGCCTATTGCTGCGATCATTGTGCCTATGGCAGCCACTACTCCGCCTACTATATTTCGGAGCATGTTAAATTGTGTAATTACAAACTGAACAACCCGTGACCAGTTATCTATTACGCCCTTTAGTATGAAGCCTGTTTTAATTAGCGGAATGATCCCTATAGTGTTCAGCAATTGTGCATTTGCCTGAATCTGTGCGAGCTCCTGCGCTATTGGAGTCCGCAGCAGCGCCCCCCAGGCAGAGAGGAATCCGCTGGTGGCACCAGCGGCGGCAGCCAACCCGCGTGATACAGCCTCTAACAGCCCTATCATTGCTTTGAATTGCTCAAGCTTTAGGCTTAGGAGCCCGCCAGCTAAGTCCGATAGTCCTTTCGTAAGTGCCGCAAAAATGTAGACACCCCTGTCCAGAAGAGTCCCTAGTTGTTCAGATACAGTGTCGAGGGCTCGGCTGACCTCTACTCTTACGCTAAGTACCCCATATTTGATCTCATTTAGGGCTCGGGTCGACATTGACCCGAATGCACCCTCTGTGTTCGTTCCACTTACTATTTTCGATACCCCTACCTGTACAAAAGAACCTATTGCTTGGCCAGCAGTTCCCGCTACGTCTAGTAGTTGTTTCCTAATCTTGAACAGGTATTCAAATACCTGTGTTAACCCAGCCAGTAGTGGATCCAGTAAGCCCCGGCCAAAGCTCTGACTTACAAGTTCTTGAATATCTTTGATATTGGATACTACTCCTGAAAATCCCTGTGCTGCGATCTTCTGCCCTGCTACTGACGCTGCAAGGCGAGTTTCCAAAAACTTAACTACTCCGCCTACTTCAGTCTTCGCTTTTGCGATGTCTTGGTTGGTGATGCCCAGCGCTTTCGCCAGGTAGGAGTCCGTAGTGATGTCACCACGGAGGATCGAGCCGATCTCCTGGCGGGCTTGATACAGGGGGATGCCAAAGGTGCCTAGAGCGGCGGCGAAGTTGATCGCGAGGTCTTCGGCCTCTTTAAGACCTCCCCCAATTTGCCCAACTTGAGAGGCAACAATCCCGAAGACTTCGATTACATCGTTAGAGGTGACTCCGGCTAAGGCGATCGATCGCTCTCGGATAGAGTCAATCCGCTTCCCGACTTCGCCAGTTAGGGAAACAATCTTCTCGTAGGGGTCTGTAATTTCTTTGCCACCCCGAAATACCTTGTTTGTTGAAGCAAGCGTGGTCTGAGTTTTTAGAATGGTTTCTCGGAGCTTAATTTCACGGCCAATAGTGGCTTTGAACATTCCGCCAAATGCTTCATTCACTGCCTGCACAGCTTCATTTATGACGTATAAGCTGAACGCGACCCTTGTTAGCTTGCTGACTAAGCTCTCTGCCGCTTTTCCAGCACCATCTAGCGTGGTTCGTATTACGTCACCAGCATCCCCTACACTTTTGCGTGTGTCATTTGCTGCTGCTGCTACATTCTTTAGCTGCGCGCCCATCTCGTTAATATCTTTGACAGGTCCAACGGGCAGTTGACCTGCTACTCTATAAAACTGTTTTACTGTATTAGCTGCATCCCCAATATCCTTCTTTAAGTCTCCAAGGTTTTTTGACAGCTGACTATAGTTTGGTATTTCTATCTTAATTGGTCTATCGCGTGTCGCTTCAGTTGCTGTCTTGTCTATATTCTGCAGCTTCTTTTCGGCGTCTTGAGTCTCAGCCGTTACTTTGAGCTGAAAATCAGCCACTGACCTTCCCTATGCGCTAGCCGTATGTTACGGCCGTTGATCTGGCGGGGTCATCAGCGCGGCGAGCACATGGATCGGAATCAGGTGCTTTCTTCCGAGCTCGCTGAGAATGAACTTCGTCGGCTGGTCCGGACCTTGAGCCTCCGCGGTTGAAGACGGCCGCCAGTCCGGGTAGGGCAAGAAGTCCTTGACCGCGACTTTCGGCGCGGGGCGCTTCGAGCCCGAAAACCCGTGCGCGACCTGCAGCACCAGCTGTGTCAGCCGCGCCGTCGCCAGGGCGTTCATGTTCGCCTCGGCCTGCTCCCGCTGCTCGAGCTCGCGCAACACCATGCGGATTGTGCTCACTGGAGTGCGTAGGAACCGCTCTCGGGGGAAGTCGTCGCTTAGCGCAGACGTGCGCAGGCGGATGTAGATCGCGTCCCAGTCCGTCGGCGCTGTGCGTAGAACTGCTTCGCAGTCCTTCAGGATCTCGTCGGGGGAGGGCTGAACTCCTGCTCCTCGTCCTCGGGCTTTCCCTCGGCTTCGGGCTTCGGCCAGCCATCACGTTCCCAGCCGATCATGCGGAACACGTCCTCCATCAGCTTCGAGGGCATGGCTTCGGTGTCGGCTTCGGTCCAGTCCTCAAGGCGCTGCCAGTCCTTGGCCTTGGGGAGCTTGACCTCGGCCCGGTACTGCATGAACAGGGTCACGAAGGCAACCTGCTGCTCGACGGCGCCGACACTGTTCTTCTGGAGCTCCTCGAGCTCGGCGGCGTAGTCGTAGAGGAGGTCTTGATTCTCTTCGCTGGTGTTGCCTAGCAGATCGATAGCTTCTTTCGTGCTGATGCTCTTGTCTTTAGCAATACGCTGCGCCAGTTTGATTGACGCGAATGTCGACCTGGACTGTTTACGCGAAATAGCCTCGATCTGTTTGGCCTCACCAGGGACGAGGTCGTTGTACACAGGAAAACGGAAAGGTCCGATCTCGTGGTACTTATCGGCCGGGAACAGAAGGCTGGCGTACTTGCTCATCGCGTAGTGGTAGAGCAACCTGCCACGCCCTGTACGGGTCTGGCCGGTTGATCAGCTCCGTCGGAAGTTCAACCTCAAATCTAGCGTCGCCATACGCTAAGCGTATATGCTGGTCCGGGATCTGGGGTTCGAGATAGAGGGCTCCACAGTGGAGCGTGGAATCCTCCACTCGGCAGTTCACCGCGTACACGCAGCTTGTTTCGGGTTCGACGAGCAGGTCGTAGTTCATAGCAATAAAAAGGCCCCTTGGTAGGGGCCATAGGGCGATCGTTCGACTGGATCAAGCGGTCCGGAACTCGACCACACCGCCTTGGATCGGGCGCCGCACGCCACCCACCACTTGCGTGATGGCGCCGTCGGCGACCTTCAGGCGGTAGATGGTGGCCGCAGCCAGTGCCGAGCTCGGGGTGAGGGTGACGACGTTGGTGCCGGCACCGCCGAGGGCGACGGTCGCGGGGACGCGCACACCGGAGGAGGCGACTTCCAGACGGAAGCCGGAACCATCGGTCTGGCCCAGTGCGAGGCCGGTGAGCGCAACCGTGCCGTTGCTCGTGTAGGTGGCCGTCACTGTGGACGACGTCACCACAGCACTGGTGTTGTCCGCGGGGCTGTAGGCCACCTGACGGGTGCCGGCCACCAGGAACAGCAGGCTGGCCTGCACAGCGCCGAAGTTCAGCGCGGTGGAGCCGGCGTCGTACTTGCCGAACACAGGACGACCGCGGGACATCAGGTCAAAGGAGATCTCGGTGAGACCTTCAGCCGTGACGTTCTCGGAGTAGTTCTGGATGCAGGCGTTGAAGCCGGTGAAGTCGTAGATGAAGTTGCCGCTGCTGCCACTGGCTTGGCCCAGCTCCTTCAAGAACTCGATGTAGATCTCGAAGTTCTTGTCGTAGCGAGCGCGCTGGATGAGGTCAAAGCCCTCGTCGTAGTTGCCGAAGTAGCTCGGCGTGGTGGCGCCGCTCGGGATCTCGGTCTGGCGCAGGAAGTAGCCCGTGCACGAGGCTTGCACCGATGCTCCGGTGATCACCGAGTCCATCCAGCCGTCATCACCCAGCAGGCGGAACTCCTGGTTGTTGTCGTTGATCTGGAAGTTGGCCTGGGTCAGGCCCTGCAGCTCGATGTAGCTGAAACCGGTTGCCAGCGACGGCAGCGTGATGTTGCCAGCGCTGTCACGGTTTGCGAAGTAGCGGGCGGGGGCGACCAGTTCCACGGCGCGGACCAGGGTCCGGTGAGCCTTGTGGAACGACAGCCCGATGGCGTAGTCGGCCATGGTGGTGACTCCTTAGGGGATCGGGGGGTTCAGAACGGCCCCGCGGATGCGGGCCGTGAGGGCCTCGAAGGTGACCTCGGTCCGGGCCATGTACGTGACTGGGTCCCGTGGGAAGGCGCGCGCCATGCGCCGGCTGATGTCGAGCATCGATACCGGCATGCGCGTGCCTTGATTTGTGCCGTAGTTCGTGAAGCGGACGTTCCAGCTCTCAAAGGAGAGGACGCCGGTGTACGAACCGGGGCTTGTGATCGTGGGGACGTCCTCGATGACGCATTCGATGCCGGTGATGGTCCAGTTCGAGGGGACCATCGAGGCACCGGTGACGTAGACCGCGGGGATGCGGCTGCGGTCAGGCAGCGTGTAGTAGCCGGGCCATGCCGTGTACGCCTTGAGAGTGGAGCCATTGGCCTCGAACAGGTCGAGGACGTAGCGCTCAAGGTTGCTGCGCAGCAGCGTGACCGGTGGGTAGGCCGTCGAGATCGTCATTGCTGTGCCTCCAGGGCGGAGCGCAGCAGCTGGCCGAACTTGGCCGGGGCCTCCTCGAGAGGGGCCTTCGTCCAGGGTCGGCCGGGAAAGCGAAGCCCCTCGGTGGAGACTCCGCCCTCGTGGACTTGGCTGGCGTACTCCACAGGCCAGGTGAAAGTCACGGAGCCGTCAGAGTTGACGACGCGTGTCTGACTGGCGCGCAGGCGGCCGGTGTCCACGATGTCCCGCACCTTGGGGGGTGTCGGGTAGGGCCACTTCACCTCGGAGATCTCCTGGGTGAAGCGGGCGTCGAGCCAGGTGCCGAGTTGGCGCACCGCCTGCGCGGTGGCGTTCTCGAGGGCCTGGCTGAGCTGGCGCTTGGGGGCGGGCATCAGGTCGGACCTCCGACGACGCGGAACGTGCCTTCGATCGACTGGCGCAGGTCGCGGCGGTGAGCTGCGTCCATGGCCAGGTCGAAGACCAGTTCGAAGCGCCCGCGGTAGCCGTTGACCACGGCTTCGGCTTGCGCGCCGTTCGTGATCCGCGGGTCGAGGGTCGCCGGGCTCAGCAGGCGACCGCGGCAGGCGTAGGTCGTGCCATCGACGCCGCTCTCGGGCTTCCAATTTGGGGCCTGGAGGCTGAGGGCGGCGAGGTACTCGATCACCTCAGTGGCCTGGACCGCGTTGCCCGTGGCAGCGTCCGTGGCGGCGTAACCGGTGCCCACTTCAAACGCCAGCTGGGCGTTACCCCAAGGCGCGTAGGCGGAAACCGTGCTTGCCGGGATTGCCATGGTCAGAGGGCGAAGCCGCTGAGAGGGAGGCTGTCGAGCAGCCGCTTGTACTCCTGGCCGTAGAGCGTGGTGGCGAAACCAGTGCCCATGGGGGTGCCGGAGGGGGCGCCAACCTGTTGGCCGATCTGCATCGTCCGGGTGGCGAGCAGATGGGCCGCCAGGTAGCTGACGGCTTCGGTGTGGACAGTTCCCCACGTAGTGACCGGAGCGGAACGCCCGGCCTCGGTCAGCGCCCCTTCGACCACCGAGAGCGATTGCTCGCCGAACTCGGGGAAGCGGAGGAGAAAGGCGCTGGACGTGGGGACTGCCATCAGCCGTTGCCTTCAGTGATGGCGCTGATGCGCTTGGCGATGGCGTTCTTCAACCGGATGCGGGAGTCCTTGGCGTCCCAGCGGCGCAGTTGGTCCAGGTCGAAGCTGGCTTCCACGAGGTTCATGGCCTCGGTGAGGGGCAGGTCGGCGATGGAGTCGTGCGCGACTGGGGTCGTCGTGGCCTCGGCCGCGGGCTCCTCGTCCTGGACGCGCAGGGCGCCGAGGGAGAGGAGGTTCTTGACCACGTCGTAGTCCTTGATCCTGTCCCAGGTGTCCTCGGGGAAGTCACGGGTGACGCCCGAGGTGACTTGGATGTGATCAGGAAGGCCGCCGCCATCGACGAACGAGAAGCCGATGGTGCACTCCTTGTCCATCGGAGGGTTTTCAAGTTCAGGGCGGTAAACGATGATCATGACTAGGTGTGAAGAACAGTGCAACCCATTCAGGGTAGGTGGGAAAAGGCGAGAAAGATCAAGCCTTTTCCAGCACCATCGCGCTCTTGGGGTAGTAGAGCGAGAGACCACCAACGCGGGCGTGGGCGGCCACCGTGAACTCGAGGGCCTGACGCAGAGGAGGCAGGAACTCCAGCGGCTGCGGGACGTGCAGCTGCAGCTTGTCCGGGCTGCGGTCGTACACCAGGATGCGGTCCTTGGACAGGGCGCCACCCGACTTGGAGGCTTCGAGCTCGTTGATGGGCTCGATCGCCGTGATCATCGGGTTGGTGCGCAGGTAGAACTCCATCACGGTGGTGTCCGAGGTGGTCGACCTCGGGGTGGTGGAGATGATGCGGTACACGTTGTAGGGCACCAGCATCGTGTTAGGCATCTCCTTCATGTTGGAGTTCTGCACGAGGCGGGTGGGCACCTCGTTCAGCAACGACAGCATCTCGTCGGTGGTGGTGCTAGCACCATCGAACCACTTGTCGGGGACAAGCTTGTCGACTTGGTCGTTGTTGAAGAAGCCCTTCATGCCCGAGGCAGCGTCGCCGAAGTAGGCGATCTCCTGCATCTTCTCCTCGTAGGCCCGGCGCACCGCGTTGGCGCGGCGCTGCTCCAGGTTCATGCCGGGCACCATGGCGGCGGCACGGGTTTCCTGGATGGTGTAGGCGAAGGAGCCACCAATGCTGCGAACCGGCAGGGTGACTTCCTTGCGGAGCACGTCAGCGCGGGGCAGGTCTTGGGCCTTGTCGCTGATCACCTTCATCGAGCCTTGCTTGTCGAAGACGCGATAGGTGAAGGAGTCAGCGCCAGGACCGACCTCGGTGGAGATCGGGATCAGCTGGCTGTACTTGATGTCGGCGTACTCGACCTCGAACGTGCGGCTGAGAATGGTCTCGAGCTCACGGGCGAGAAAGACGCCGACCTCGTCGTTGCGGATTTCGGTGGTCATGGGGGAGGGTCTCCGTCAGTCGGCGGTGTAGGTCTGACCGGGGATGTCCAGCTCGAGGAGAACCAGACCTGCGGCAGTGGTTTCCGACAGCCAGCGTGCGCCTGCGACTGCAACAGTCTTCGTCGCCACGGCGGTTTTGCCGAAGCGGCCCAGGAAGGCACCAGCAGTTGTGCCGGAGTGGTCGGCTTTGTAGAAGCGGACCGCGTCGCCGAGTGCAATTGCATCGACGGAGTACACCCAGACAACGCCTTTCGAGACGACGTTGACGGTCTCCTTGTCCGGATAGCCCATGCGGCCATCGGAGAAGTAAGGAGTCGGGATCGGGGTGTAAGCAGCACCGAGGGTGGTGCCCTCAGTGACCAGGGAGTGGACAGTGATGCCCTGAATCAGGGTGATGCCGGTCGCCAGCTCAACCGCGAGCGGGTCGTTGGTGGTGGGGGCGTTGTCCGTCATCACCAGGCTCCCGAACGGGATCGCGGCGCCGGACTGGTTGCGGTAGCTGCGGCAGACATAAGCCTGCAGATCAGCAATGCCGCCCTCGTGGCCTACGGCCTCGCGCAGCGGGTAGCTGCCCTGAGCGCCGGAGGGGTTGGTGACGGTGGTGGGGGTGAACGTAACGGCCATGGAAAGAGCTCCTTACTTGGTGGCAGTGAGGGGACGCTTCCAGGCATCCGCCTGCTTCGCGCGGTAGGTGTCCACCGGGGAAGCGGGGCTGCGGCCGGCGCCCTTGAGGGCATCGCGCAGGTTGGCGGTGCTGTCAGCGCGGTCGGCAGAGTCTTCCTTGGCTTCGCCGTCGCCGGCGTCCTCGGTGTCATCGCCTTCCTCTTCGTCGCTGTCGTCCTCGGAGTCGGCGCGAGCGACAAGGATGCCCTCCACGACGCCCTGGATGTAGGCGGGCTCAGCGTCTTCGCGGGGGGCGGAGCCGGTGAGGTTCTCGAAGGCTTGGGTGTACAGAGCGGCGTCGTCGATGCCGTCGAAGTGGAAGTCTTCGGCGAATGCGGGAGCCAGCTTCTGCAGGGTGGCGAGGCGGGCGGCGACGAGTTGGTCGAGCTCGGCGGTGTCGATGCGGCTTGCGCCAGCGTCGACTTCGGCCAGGCGCTCTTCGAGGGCGTCGGCGCGGCCTTCAGCGGTTTCTTTCTCGAAGGAGAGGGAGTCGAGATCTGCTTGGAGGGCGTCGAGCTTGGAAGAAAGCTCGTCGCGCTCGTCAGTCACAGCTTTGAGTTGGCGCCCCATGTCCCGTGCGAAGGACTGGACCGCGGTGGCTGCTTCTGCGGGCAGATCGATCTCCAGGCCGTCGAGTTTGACGGTGGCCATAACGGGAGATGCAGGTTGACAGGGCTGGAGCGCCGATCCGCTGTCGCGGATCCACTCGGGATCGAAGGAGACGGCGTCGGCCGCATCCATGCGATCCATTAGGAGTCGAACCTCCGGGCCAGCCCGGCCGCGGGGAACGATGGCGATGTGGTTGACCCGGATGTTGCGCTGGACGCCGGCGTACTCCTCGCCCTCGGGGGTGAGGCCGGGGGTGGGGTCGAAGTCGACTTTGTAGCCGGCGGACACCTCGGTGGCGTCCTTGCGCTTGATCTTCTCGATGGCGTCTTGGTCGGTGACAACCAGGGCGACTTCGACGAAACCGTCGTTGTACCGGACCTGGCTACCGGAGTAGCCGATCTGGAACTGCTTGGTGTTCGCCGAATCGAGCAGGACCGGGGGGTGGCCCCAGGTCGCGGGTTTCATGCCGAACGTCGTGAGGGAGTCAGGGTTGCTGACCTCCTCCGGCGGGCGATATTCCCGAACTTGAGAGCCGTCTGCACGTCGGTAGAGCTGGGTCCCCGTGCGCGCCGCACGACACCAGACGCGGAGGTAACCCTCCTCGGTGGTTTCGCTTCCCGTGATGGGCGCGAAGTCGTAACGAGAAACAGACGTTTCCATGGCGTCAGATTACGTGGTTTCGGTGTAGTGAGTAGCCTTAAACGGTGAGCGAGTCAGCGGTGTGGCCATTCACAGGCAGCTGGAGCTATGTCGCAGAATTCGTGTGCTACGTATTACTGCTGGACTGACACAAATGCAAGTTGCAGAGGTGCTAGGAGTCAGCCAAGCTGCTTACAGCAGGTTGGAACATGGCGAGATTGAGGTATCGATTAGTAAGCTGTTTGCTTTGGCTGAGTTGTACAGGATTACTTTGGAGCAGTTGATTGTAGGGATCTAGGCGTTATACACTTCTGTGTGCCAGACAACGGCACCTTCGGCAATTAGGCGGCGCTTGATGTCTGCAGCTTCGTGCACTGGGCACAGCAGAGTCTGAGCGCCGGCACTGTTCCAGAACCACAGGCGGGTGAAGGCGTGCTCGGGGGGATGGGCGGGTTTCACCGGGGGTCTGCTCAGGAGCGGCGTGTCGGCGGCTGCAGCAGGACTGGGGCGTAGTGCTGGATGAAGTTGTCGGTGCGACCGAAGCCGCGGGGTTTGCGCCGGCGCGGCTGGCCAGTGCGGGGGTTGATGGGTACGGCCTCGGTGGCGGTGCCTTTCGCCGAGAGTTGAGCCTGGATACCTCCCGGCAGTCGGCGCTGGTCCGGAGCGCGATAACCAGGCTCAAAGCGACGACGGGCGGCCTCGGTGCGCAGGCGGAGTTCGCGCAGGGTGGTCTTGGTGGCCATGCCTGCAGCTTCACCGGCGGTGGCCATGGTGTTGCCGATCTGGCCGACGCGGCGGACTTCTTCGCGGGCGGTTTGCGCGATGGCACCCTCGGCGTTGCGCATCGCGGCAGCGGTGTTCTCGCGCATGCGCTGGGTCTTGGACTTGCGCGGGGGTGCGGCGGCGAGGAGACCGCGGGGTGTCAGACCTGAAAGGCGCGGAGGGCCGGAGGGGGAACTGCCTCCGCTGCTGGAGGTTGCGGCGCCCTTGCCACGCCGGGACAACGCATAAGCCCCGACACCGAGGGCGGCCACACCTAGACCCGCGGCGATGGCCTTGCCCGTCGGAAAGGCGCCTTTTTGCCGGCAGGTCTTGCCAGCGGAGATGAAGCCCTGGCCGCAGGCGCGGCCGGGGGCGTCGAGGCGGAGCGTGGACGGGGTCAAAGCCACGGATCAGACGGCGAGCTGGTCGAGCTCGGGGGAGAAGCCGGCGGCGTAGACGGAGTCGCGGCGCCCAGGCAGTGGACGGTCGTAGGCGCTCGAGGCCCAGCCGGTTCCGTGAGGAGTGGACCGCATACCCGCCGTGCGCATCCGGGCGCCTTGGTAGGCACGGCGTGCGTTGCGGCCAATACCCGCTGCTCCCCCGGCGCGCTTGAAACCGGCCACTGCACCGAGGGCGGCCTCTTGCCCAACGCCGAACGCGGCAAGCTTGCCTGCTTGAGCCGCGTACTCCTTGGAAAGCTTTTTGTTGCCTTGACGGGACGCCCGCGAAGCACCCGCAAGACTTCCTGCAGCAAGACCCAAGTTGTAATTTCTAAGACCGCGTGATGCCTTGCCTATATTTCCTGTCATTATACCTTCTACTATTTGCATGCCCCCTACGCCTGCGGCAACACCGGCGCCAAGATTGGCCGCAAACTCACCAGCGCGTTTGATCTTGTTACCGGCTCCCTTGGTAGATCCTGGGGTTTCCCAAAACTTCTTGCCTTTGCCGTAAGGGTCATTCCGAAGATCGCGAAGGGCCGGCCCTGCCTTTGTCCCCGCACCTTTCGTGCACTTTTCGCCCTCGGAGATGCTGCCGTTACCACACTTGAGGTCGGCGCGGACAGAGGAAGGAGTGAGGTTCATAGCTGTATCGAGGCGGGCCCTGATGTAGGAGCGGCTGCGGCCTTGGATGCCGAGGTCGCAAGCGGCGAGGTACTCCTGAGGGGTCAGGGCGTCGTTGCGGTCCATCTTCTTGGCGTAGCCGCTACCGCATCCGCCGTCGCAGGAGCACTTTTTGCCTTTCGCGGCGCCGCAGCTGCAGTCGCTGTCCATCGGGGCCTTGGTGGCCTTGGCGTTCTTCGCGCTGCGCTTGCGGTTGGTCTTGGCCTTCGGGGCGTCGTCGGGCTCGGCGCCTTCGCGGGTCTCCTCAGCGGCGGATTCGGCGCTCTCGTGGGCTTTGCCCTCGCCGGGCTCCATCTCCATCGGTGGGCGCTTCTTGGTGGCGGCGGGCATAGCAGTAGGGCGACGCCGCCCAGGATGTGATAGGCCAGTGTAAGAACCAGTTCCGGCCTAGGACAGCGGCGTTGGGGCGAGTTGCTCGAACACCGCGGCCTTGTTGAGAGAAACAGGCTCGGTGCCGGCGCTGGCGAATGCTTTGGCGACGTCGGACTTATGCGTTTTCCGCATAGCTGCGTAGTCCGGATCCATCGAGGCCACGTCGGCGTCCCACGGGGCGAGGTAGCACCGGCAACGCGGGTGCAGCGGCACCTTGATTTCGGCGCGGCGGTAGAGCTGGGCCGCTCTCGGGGCGCAGAACGGGCAGAGCCGGTCGTCAGCAGTGGCGTAGTACATCACCAGCTCGATGCCCTGCGCGGCGTAGTACGTGTTCGAGGCGTCGTTGTAGGCGCGCAGTGACTCGGTGCGCACAATCGCTTCAGCGCGGGACTTCACCACACCGAGCCGAGAGCGCATGTCCTGCACCATGGCGTCGGTGGGGCGGCCTTCGGCGATGCCTTGGGCGACGGTCTCGGCCGCGGTCTCGGCGAACTTCTCGCCGTGGCGGCGCAGGTAGCCCTTGGCCTGGCCGGCGGCGGCGATCGTCGCTTCCAGCGGGATGGAGACGTCGACCCGCGGGCCGGTCTTCACCTGACCGGTGAGCTCATCGGCGACGGTGATACCGAAGCGCCCAGCGGTGCCCACGAGGTTGCGCAGGATGCGGTCGTAGCCGTCCACGGCGTTGGGGTTGAACGACGGCACCAACATCCGGAACTCCTGCAGCAGGGCCAGGTTGCGTTGGGCGGGGTCGTTGTAGCCCGCCTGCATGTGCACCCGAGCGCGGCGGACCAGGCGGTTGAAACTCGCGTCGAGGACGCGGTTGAGCATGGTGATGGTGCCGCTCTCGGAGGTGTGGAGGAGGCGGTTGTAGCGCTCAAGGAGTTCCACGATTGATTTCAACCAGGGTGCGCTGAAGGAACAGGTAGTCGCCCATAGCTTGGGCGCGGATGACGGGGCCGTAGGACTCGATGCGACTCCATAATTCGGAGACCGGGATTAGGCCGAGGGTGGGTGCGTCCTCGGCATCGGTGCGGCTTCGCTCGAAGTACTGGGCATACTGCGCAGACAGATCACGCCCGATGGGGGAGCTGAACTCACGCTTGCCCTCCAAGAAGGTGACGAACTGGGCTGCGCTGTAGCTCCGGCCTTGGGCCTTGCCTCTGTAGATGGCTTCACGAGCTTCACGCCGTTGGTCGCGCGTCACTGCGATGTCGACAACGGCGCGGGTGGCACGGCGAAACCGCTGTAGCTGCTCGGATTCAGGGACGCCGTAAGCAATACCGTTTGCCAGAGCTTCGCAGTTGTCCTTAGTCAGAGTGAACTTGTAGTCGGTTCCCGCAATACGGATGGCACGCTTAACAACTTCTTCGTTTGTGAAAGACACGCCGCGTGTGTCGGCGAAGCCGGGCTTCGGGGCCTTCTGCAGGGGCGTCATCGCGGCCTGAGATGTCTTGACACCGGGTTTCGTCGTGCCAATCTCGGCAATGTCTGTCCAGCTGAAGCGAGACTCTTTGGTGTTGGCAATTACGGCGCGAACTACGCCGTCTTTGCCCTCGCCTAGGTAGATTCCAAAGTGGGCGGCTGGGTCTTTTTCGTGCCTGAAGTAGACAACGTCTCCGGGCTTGAGACCAGACTTTTGAGTATAATAATACCCCATGGCCTCACTTGTGGATTTGAATCCTGACTCTTTCTTCATTTGACGAGTCAGATCTTTGATGGATGGGCTGGCTGCTAAGGGGGCTTTGGTCGGGTCGCTGATGTTCTTGAGGTTGTAGGCGACGCTGCCCGCGACGGCTATGGCCAGTGCACCGCCGGCTACCGCGGCAATGACCGCGGCCTTTTTCCGGCCATCCGTAGCCTGAGTTGCAGGCGAGGGGGCATCAGCGCCTTCGCCTTTCCGACACTCATGCGCCTTCGGGATGTGCGAGGCGCCGCAAGGCTTTCCCAGGCGGGGGTTCTCCTTGAAATCGGCGCGGGCGGCCAGGTACGTAGCCGTGCGGATGAGCTCGGCATCACCGCGGTTGCGCTTCACTTCGCGCTTGGCCGCCTCCAACGTCATGCCGGGGTTCTGCCGCATCAGTTGGTAGGCGGCCTCGCCCTCGGTGGAGGGGCGTTGGCGCTGGCGCGCCGGCTGGGTGCGGGGGACCGCGCCGGTGAAACCCTCACGCTCCAGGATCTGAAATGCCTCGCTTCGGCCGACAGTGCGCCCTTCGATCTCGGAGGCGGCGGAGACTGCCAGTCGATCACTGATGGTGTACATGCTGCGGGGCGTGCGCGCCACTTCACGGGCGTGGTACTCGCGCAACGCGAGTTCGGCGTGAGATGGGCCCTGGACCTGGCTGCCGGGGCGCACCAGCCCGAGGACATACTGCGCGCGCGACTGACGCCCGTCGATCATCGTCTGTTCCACCCCCGATTCTCGCATCGCCTTCGAGAAAAACGAGGAAGATGAGGCGTCCTCGATGGAGGATGCTTTTGACCTATAGAAATCGTTGAAAGTACCAAACGTTTCGTTGTAGACAGCTCTTGCTCGGGTCTTGGGGCTACTTGTTAGTGTCTCTTCTAGGCTTTGTGTAAGCTGTGCGCGCACACGATTATTGCTCTGACCTGTAGGCAGTGTGCCGCGTACTACTCCCTGGATGAAGGTACGTTGATCAGCGGGGGCGAGCGTGCGAGCACCGCCGCGTAAAACGGTCACTCGGTATCCCTGCTGTTGCGCTAGATCGAGGAGATCGGACTTGTACTCACCGAGGCGGCGCTCTACTGCGTCTTTAATCGCACCACTTGTGAGTACATCGTCCCCCTGGAGGCCGAACTGCCGCGCCAGGAACTCATCAGTAGCAGGGCGAGCAAAGACGCTTGCACGTTTGTCGCCAGTAAGCCCTACACCGTCCTCGACGCGCGTCACACCCCAGAAGGCGCTCTGATGTTCCCGGTTCCAGGCGGCGAAGTCGGAGTCTGCGCCTCCATGCTTGCCGTTGACGGTCTGCAGCGCCTTCACGAGGTTGGTTCGGGCGTCTTCCTCAGCACCGGTGACCCGAGTTCGCGCAAGCTGGCCGGTCAGAACTGCTGAGGCGGGGTTGGCCTGGCGGGTGAGCTGCTCTTGAACGCCGGCAGAGACAGCTGCGCGTACTCGCGCTCGCTTGGAGCCGATGCCTGGGATGGCGTCCAGCACACGGCTGACACCAAGCCGCGTGGCATTGTTGATGTTGGCGCCGACACCATTGCGGTAACCAAAGGTGTCGCTCTTCATCAGCAACGCGTGGATGCCTAAGCCACCAGTTACTACGGCGAGGCCGATGCCGATTGCCCGCGTGCGATCTTCCAGTTTTTTCTGCAGTTCTTTCTTCTGCTGGATATTGCCTGGGGCGATCTTGACCGAGCCACGGATGATCGCGCGCTTACCACCTTCAACTTCTGAGAAGTTGCCTTTTACAATGCCTTTGCTGACGCGACCAAAGCCGCGCTGAATGTTGGCAAGTCCACCGAGCGGATCGGTTTTGACCGCACGCAGATGTGGATCAGCGCCTTGACCTTTGAGTCGGCAGTCCCACGTCGGCGGAATGCAACGATTGCCGCAGCGCACGTTGGGTGGGTTGCACTGCACGTTGCGCGTGGTCTTGCGTGCGTCCAGCCGCTCTCGGGCGGCCAGGTACGCCGCGGTGCGGAAGCCTTCGGGCGTCAGGGGGTGCTGGTTGTCCATCAGTACACCTCCCATCCGGCGCGGAGGGCTTCAAGTTCGCCCTCGGGGACGGGGGACAGCCCTGCCACATTCTGCCGAGGGAATAGAGCGGCCACGCCTTGCTTGGCTGTGCGCAGTGAGGCGAAGCCCGTCACATAGGGGCCCTCGAGCAGGGCGCCATCCATCGCATCAAACCGAGCGCGGTACAGCTTGTAGCTGCGTGCGCGGTTGGGCCCGAAGACCATCAGCGGGGCGTTGGCGCTGGAGTCCGTGCGCTGACCGTCGGGCCCGACAAGGTGGCCGGCGCGGATCTCACCGGCCGTGTGCGTGACGCGGATCCGCAGGCCGTGGGCCTCGTAGTTGTCGAAGACGTCGCGACGCTTTGCGGCCGGGTCGGCCTCGGGGGGAGCTCCGGCCTCGGGTGGTGGCGCTTCTTGCATCTGCGGGTTCTGCATTGCTTCGGCCTGAGCCTCGAGACTCATCATTTGCATTTGGAAATCGGCGTCAGTCTTGGTCCGCATTTGTTCCGATACCTCGTCGTTCAGCGTGGTCTCGATGCTGTACTCCGTTCCGGCAAAACGGGATTCACGTACTTCAATAGCGTTGAGGACGCCGAGGTTCACGTACTGGGCGTCGACCTGGGCCATTTGCAGGCGCAGGGCGGCTTTTTCGCTGTTGGTCTCGGTGAACACCGAGGGGAAGTGGGTCGCCCAGGACGCCGGCGGCCTGCCGCGAAGCGGGCCCTCGCGGGCGGCGAGGATGTAGGAGAACACCTCGGTGACCGGGGTGCGGCAGTACACCTCCTGCCACTGCTCGACCAGCGAGGCCCAGACGCGCTCCTCGAAGCGACCTTCCTTGCCGAGACCGCCGGGGGAGTCGCCCATCAGGATGGAGGCGGGCCAGCCGGTGGCGGCCTGCAGATCCTTGACGAACGGATCGGTTGCGGTCGCGATGTTGGCCAGGGCGCGGTTGAGGAACTGCAGGTCCTCCTCGACGTCGACCACCATGCCGCCGTACACCGAGCGGCTGAGGTTGTTGGCCTCCAGGCGCTTGCGCAGGTCGCTCTCGTTGCCGGAGGCGATCCGCTGGAACAGGCCGGGGATCTTGTGGACGAACAGGTCGGCGTCGGAGGTCATCGACTCCAGGCCCGACATGGCCGACTCGTAGCGCTTGAACGACTCCCAGATCAGCTGCAGAACGCTGTGGCCCCAGCCGGTGTTCCGCGCTCGGACACGCCAGGGCAGGTACAGGCCGTCGAACCGGGCGACGCGTGAGCTGTGGATGCGGACGTTGACGTACGGGCCGTCCTGCTCCGGGGTGATGCGCTGACTTGTTGTGATCCGGTAGTGACTGGGCTTGGACCAGTCGGTGATCGTGAAGTCCTCGGGGATCAGCTCGTGCCGGGAGAGAGGGACGTAGCCGCGTACCGAGCGGATGCGGGCGACATCGACGGGTTCGTCCTCGGGGAGGCCGTCGTCGATGAGCAGCACAAGGCCGGCGCCACCGTAGAGGCGCTGCAGCTTGATCACCTCAGACAATGACGCGTGGAACTGCGTGGCCTTCAGGTACTCCTCGAAGCTGGTGATGACGTCCTGGGCACTGGGATCGTCACCACCGATCGTGATTGTGGCTCGGTGGCGAAGGATCTCATCGGCGATGGCGTCGACGTAACGACGTGGGACACCGTGGCTGTAGAGGGCTTCGAGTTCGCCTTGCGTTAGGAGGTAGCTGGAGCCGACGGAGGTTGCTGTTGTCTTGTCTTTGCCACTCACACCCATGCCGGTGAGGACGTTGACAAGTGCGCCGTCATTCCTGTTAGTACTTATATCGTTCCGGAATTTATCGGACTCAAGCGGCTCCACGGCAGGGGTGGGCGGGGGGCAATACGCACAGTCTACGAGTTGAGGCTGAATTCTTGTCAGTCGCAGAAGTCGGGAAAAATCGAGAGAAACTCAGCTTTAAGGCACAAAAACTTAGAGTCTGCGCACAAGAACTTAGCCTCTACATACAAAAACTTAGAGTCGGTTCTACACGTGCTCGGGGGGTCCATACGCTGGGTAAGCGGCATTCGGCGCATGGTGGACCATCACATCGATGGATCCGTCCTCCTTTCGAAGCGTCTCGCCAAGCTGCGGTTCCGGCAGGGGATCCTCGACTCCTGGAAGTGCCTATGCGCCTACTGCGGTAGGCCGGCGGGCACGCTCGATCACGTCCGCCCTCGGTGCAAAGGTGGGCACACGGTCGCGCAGAACTTGATCGCGGCCTGCGCGGACTGCAACCGAGCCAAGGGCTCGGAGATCGACTGGGTTCGCTGGTTTCGCGCTCAGGCGTTCTGGGATCCGGAGCGGGAGGCGGACATCTGGCTGTGGCTCCACTCTCCCCGAGCGGCGTAGCGGGGTTGATTATACAATTAAATATGTGCGAAGAACCCCGCAGTATTCGGGGTCTCGGGGACGGCGCTGCAGGCGAAGGCCAACGCCATCACAGTATCGTCATGCGCGCCTGAGGCTGCTTCGCGGGCTCCGGATTCCTTCTGCTGGAAGGCGCGGAGTTCGTTGGGGATGGCGCCGTTCGGGAAGATCAGCTCGTCGCGCTCGAGGTAGTAAAGAATGCGGTCGGTTGCTACTACCTTGCTGGGGCGGCTCGTGCTGAACGTCTCGATAGCATAGTTGGGCAGGATGTTGGCGAGCGCCTCTGCGATCACAGCTCCCATCGCCTGCTTCTCCACGATTACCCGCTCGGGTAGGTAATCCTCAATGAGGGACTTCACATGGCGCAAGCTGTAATCAGTGCTCTTGCCGTTCTCGTGGTACATGGCCACCACTTCGTAGGGAGTGGCGGTGATGTCCAGCACCAGAGCGGTGAAGTAGTCGTTGCCCCCGGCGTTCGGGTCGATGCCGATCACGTAGGTGCGGCCGATCGAGCCGCACTCGCGCCAGTGGCCACGGGTGGCGCGGCGGATCAGGTCTGTTGGGTAGATCTGGGTGTCGGTCGCACCGAAGGCCAGCTCGTATTCGCTGTCCCATGCGGCCTGGGTCATGCGGCGGGACTCGCGGGTCCGCTGCGCCCACTGCGGGTCGGCGCCGTAGATCGGATGCTGGCTGTAGTGGATCGCGACCCGGTTCCAGGAGTCCTGGACTTCGGCTAGGGCCGTGTTCAGCGCGGCGATCTCGTGGCGGCGCACGTAGTCGTACCAGTCGGCCGGCGTGCCCTGGTGCCACAGCTGGCCGAACCAGTCGAGCTCGGTGTCGGGGGTTGACGTGACGATCACCTTGGCCGCCTCGCCCACCATCGACAGGGTCGGCATGGCGCCGCGGTAGATCTCGGCAGCGCCGTCAAGGAACGCGCCTTCGTCCATGAACAGGACGGAGCAGCTGGGGATGCCGCGGGCCGCGCGGGGCGACGCCGGTAGGAAGTACAGCGTGCCGCGCCCCTCGATGGCGATCTGCGTGTTGCTGTCCGTCAGGTAGCGGATCGATTCGCCCTCGATGCTGTTGGCCATGGCGCGCACTCGGCGGCCGAGCTCGGAGGCGTCCTGCTGCGTCTTGGAGAAGACCACGGCGGCGAAGCCGCGCTCGGTGAGGGCGCGGCATAGCAGGTAGGAGCAGACCGTCTCCGAGGCGCCCATCTGGCGCGACTTGTTGATGATCGTGTTGGGGTGGGCGTTGATTGAGCGGACCAGGGCCTCCTGGTAGGGGTACGGGTCGAAGGGAGCCACCGTGCCGGCCGTGCGGATCCAGGTGCGTCGTGCGAACGACGGCCAGTCATCGACGCCGGGGAGCTTCGTTGGCGGTACGGCCGGGTCGAAATTCGCGGCGCGGGCGGCGCGGCGGGCCAGCTCGAGGCGGAGGCGGTCGGCGCGCCGCTGGAGCTGCGAGAGGGAGGAGGTCATCGGCGCGGGGCCTTAGGCGTCCTCGGGGTCGGCGGGGTCTGCGGAGGGCAGGAGCTCGGGGCCGTCCTCCTCGGGGATCTGCATCAGGCCATAGATCTGCGACTCCAGGTCCGACACGGTGCGCTCCAGCAGCTTGCGCTCCTGGTAGGCGGCAGCGCCGTTCAGCAAAGCGCGGGAGGCGGCGATGCGGTCGCTGGCGCGGGCGTTCTCGTCGTGCATGATCGAGGTCAGCGTGGCGATGGCGTCCGGCATCAGGGCGAGTCCTTTGGACTCGGAGATGTCGATCAGCTCTTGCTGGAGGGCGTAGATAGCACGTTGAACGGCGGGGCGTTTGCGCCAGTTATAGAGGGTCTTTTCTGCTATACCTAAGGCGCGCGATACTTCTCTGCAGGTTTTGCCGCGGGCGAGAAGTTCGGCGGCCATTCGTTCGCCCTCGCGGAGACCGTCGACGATGGAGGCGTTGCGGTGGACCACAGCCCGATGCTTACTGATGGTTACCGAAGATTACCGCTTTTGAGTGTCATTGGCTTCGTCCCATTCAGGCACAAGCGTGGCGCTCAGGAACTGGGTATCGGGGCATAGTTCCTTGGCGCTGGTGATGGCGTGTGCGAGGTCGCGGGCCATCAGGTGGAGCGGTGTGGCATGACTGAATGCCACGCGGTACAGCTGGAGCGGCTTCACGGCACCGGCTCGATGGCGGGGCGGCCAAAGCGGGCAGCAACCGCACGCAACCCAGCCAAACGCTGCGCCTGAAGCTGGGCGTGAAGCCCGTCAAGCGTTAATCCAGCAAGGCCGCCATGCTCTTTCACGTACTGAATCTCTGCAGCTCTGGCGGTAGTCTCCAGCTCCTCATCAGTCGGCGCCACCGGCTCGGGCTGGGCCAGGGCGGTGCGGGCGCGATCCCAGAGCGCTTTGTTGTAACGGTTGTTGTCGTGCAAGTATTGGCACTCCTGCAACAGCTCAGCGCACAGCGCACGAAAGTCAGTCATTGCAACCCTCCAGCTCCGTGGCGATGGCGCGAAATTGTTCGCGCACATATACCAGAAATAGCCGGGATACGGAATCACGCTCATTGTTAAGGAAGTCCAGTCGGTGGTCGGTGATGACCTGATCCGCAGCAGCTTGCAGGGCGGCGGCGATCTGACGGCTGCGGGTGGCGTAATAGTTGCCGGCGTCTACTGGGCTATCCAGAAACGCATCCAGCACCGCCTGCGCGGCGGGGGAGAGAGGTTTAGTCATTCAGGCAGTGCCTCCAGTGCGCGGCGGATAGGACTATCGAGTGCAATGTTCATAACGTTCTCCCATTCAGCTAGTTCAGCCAGCGCTTGCTCCTTCAAGCTCGGCGTCTTGGGGCGACGCCAGGCGCGAAGTTCAGTTGCAGCGGCAATCGACTCCACAGCCACCCACTCACAGCACGCCTCCAGTTCCTGGTCGGCGCCCCACTGGGCGGCTTCGTTGGCTACGTCCTGCAGTGCCTTTTCGTTGGCGTGTGGCGAGGCGTTGTACCACTGCTGCACCAGCTCCGGCGGTGGGGTAATTGAATCAATCATGACGTTCCTTTCACGTAGAGAATACCCAGTGCGATCGACCAAGCAATCATGAAAACAAGTGTTGTAGTACTCATAGCGTAAGCAACGATGCAAAGTAAGCCCGAAACTGTGACCAATTCACATGCACGATATGGTTCTGCCAGCGCACCGAGCCCTTGGGGGCAACGAGCTCGGCATGCTGAATCGTCATAAAGTGGGCGCCGCAGCTCGGGCAGTCCCGCCGCCGGCAGAAGTGGCCCTCCGGCGAGCGGCTGGTCCGGTTCACGTCAGTGATCAGTGAGCCGCACTCGGGGCAGGGCGGGCCACTGCGATTGACCGCCATCAGTCGAGCCAGGAGTCGGGGGCGGTGGAGCCCGCCGTGGGGCGGGCCCAATGGGCTGCGGCGCCCAGGGCCAGGCCCAGGACGATGGCAAGCAAGGCGTAGCGCTTCATGAGGTCGAGGTGGAGGTAAAGGCGCGCAGGAGCTGCGCTTTGCGCTCGTCGATCAGGTGGGCGGAGGAGACGATCGAGCAGGGGCCGCCCTCGGGGAGGCAGATCCGGTAGCAGTCGTGGCCGTGGCGGTCGACGTAGTACTCGACGCTCAGGTCGTCGGGGCTCATGGCAGCGGGCCGGCGCACAGGGCCCGGCGGGAGCGCGTGCGGAAGAAGTCACACAGTTCCGGCTCGTTCGCCATCAGCAGACGGGCGTAGAGCGCGGAGTAGTTGTTGTTCATCTTCCACTCCGCGCATTTGTCCGTTGTCTCCAGTGCGCGGTGGAACCGGACGACCTCGAACAGGGCTTTGATGCCGTAGTGCGTGCGGCCCTTGCGCCGGAGGTGCAGGGCGTGCTCCCGCAGCTCTGTGTAGACCCGCGGGTTGGCGATGTGGAACGCCCAGAAGTCGCGTTCGATCCGGTCGGGCTCGTGGACCGGAGGGGCAGCGGTGAAGGTCATGCGGCCTCGGCGTAGCGCTGCGCTAGGCCCGTGTACAAGCCGTGGAGCTCGTGGCCGTGGCAGTCGCGGCCGTCGAGCACGTAGAGGGCCTCGAGGCGGTCCTGGCGGGCTTGCTGCACCACGGGGTCGCAGGGTATCTCAACACGGTTAGGGGAAGTGGTCATCGCAGAAAGGAATGGGATGGTTTAAGCCGAGTTAAAGGAATCTACATTGCGTGTATTGCTATTCCGTGCGCAGCAGTCGTTTCAATCGCCGCTGGTACGCCTTGGCGCGGGCACGGTCGTAACTGGTGATGTGCCAATGGCTACACCAGGGGCACAAATACGCAGTTCCTGCATAGCCGCGGCGCCGGGTGAAGGCGACGGCCTCGGGGCGGCTGCTGTAGGCGGCCTTGGTGCTGCACATTGCGGCAGAGCGTTGTAGAAAGTCGGCATCGGACAGGTCCAGCGGGTTGATGTGGGGCGCTGCGCTCACGCGTCCTCGGCGGAGAGCAGTTGCTCGAGGCGTGCCGAGTCGTTGCCCAGGGCCTTCGTTGAGCGGCCGGCCCGGTCAACGGCGCTGGCGGTGTCGCCCACGGCGCCGAGAAGCGGGCCGGCGACTGGGGCCAGCTCCTGGCAGTACGTGGCCAGGGATGTCCAGAACGATGCAGTCATGGTGGGTGAGAACGAGAGGTGTGGATGAGAAAGGCGAAGCACAGCTCAGTCGAGCGTTACTTCGACGACGCGGAGGCCCGGCCAGCCGAGCTCGGTCATCAGGTGTCCGCGGGTCGCGGCGGTGCAGAAGTCCACAAACAGCACTGCGTCGTGGAAGTCGGGCACTACAGCTACCGGCGGGCCGGAGGATCGGTGCTCGGCGGCGAGGAATCCGCCGTCAGCACGGAGCGTGAAGCGACGACGTGGAGAACGTGCCGGCGGGTACAAAGCGGCTGGAGCAGCCGCGGCGGCGCAAATTGGCATTGGCTTTCAGGATTTCGGCTTGGGTGGCAAACGTGCTGTAAAGCGCGACGCCGGTCTCGATCTGCATGAATTCGTACGCAGCAAAGCCAGCCATGGCGTAATCCATGTGCAGGAGGGGTCTCGGGGGTGCGGAGCACGACCTGCCCTGGATGGCGGTCTCGGCTCGTTTGCCCCAGTCTGTCGGGACTGGCGAGCCGAGGGAAGTGCGAACGGTTCAGACGTCACCAGGACCCTGGATCGTGTACCGCCCGGACTGGGGGGCCTCGGCCGGCACGCCTGGGTTCTCGCCGATGGCGGCGAGGAGATGCTGCTGGTACTGGTCCATGCGGGTGAAGTGGGCGATGGCATCGATCCAGTCGGTGTCGATCTCGTCCTCGGATTCGATCCGCTCGTAGGTCGCGGACAGGGCGGTTGAGCTCAGGGCCTGCCAGGTGTTGACGATGGTCGTCAGCATCTGGGCGAAGGCGCTGTCGCTCAGCTCGCCCTTGAGTAGCTCGGCGTGGACCAGGCGCACGAGCCGTTGGTCGCGGGAGGTGAGCGCGTCGTAGCCCTCGTGGAGGATCGTCAGCGTCGCTTCGCTGGAGCCCTCGATCAGGGCGTGCGGGGTGTCAGGAATGGCCATTTGGGCCGGGCGTGGGAAACTGGAAGGGCATGGTCGGTTGACTCACAGCGCCGGTCGTGTGGATGAGCGCGCCGGGCCTGAGAAACCCGGCGCTTTTTGTCGCTACGCCTTGCGGACCCGGTAGGTCACGATGTGGGCGCCGGCGGCGTCCATCTCCTGCACGGACAGCTCGCCGCGGTTGAAGCGGTCGCGGTCGTCGCGGGGCAGCTTGGGCAACGTCACCTCGCTGACGCTCTCGGCGTAGGAGGCCAGCCAGTACGGGAGATGTCCGTACACATGGCGGTGCAGGATGTCGTCCGGGCGGACGTAGTCCTGGTGGCTGCCTTTGATGCCCTTCTCAGCCAGCCAGGCCAGGATCGATTCGTTGTTGAAGGTGATGACAGCAGCGGTCTCGGGCATAGGTGTGGTGGGGATGCAATGCGTGTAGGGAGCGCCGGTGGCTGGGGCATAGATGCGCTGGGCTTACGGCGGGGCCTGCCAGCGCGGTCACACCAGGGCCAGGCAGGCTTCGCGAGCGCGGTCGATGCGGCGGGCGGCGCTGCCGCCCCACAGGGCCTCGAGGCGGGTGCGGGCCCGCTCGGTTTCGTCCTTGGCGCGACCGGCGTCGTGCGTCTCGAACTGGGTGATGGCGTTGTACAGGCCGTAGAGCGTGCCGGCGCAGCCGGGCAGATCGCGGATGCCCAGGCCGGTGTCACCGGCGTAGTGGCTGCGGATGATGCCGATCTCGGGGAGGTCGGCGATCGTGCGCTGGCGGGGCTTGCCGGTGTCCTTGTCCTTGATCGGCGCTGCGAGCTTGTCAGCGAAGGTGCTCTCCAGGACGCGGCGGGCGAGCTCGGTGGTGAGCTGGACATTGGTCAGGGAGCGCAGCTCGTCGATCGACTGGCGGAAGGAGCGGCGCTCCAGGTCGATCAGGTGCGGCAGCTGCTCGGCAAAGCGGGTGACGGACGCCGTGTGCTTCATGCGCAGGCCGGAGCCGTCGCGGCTGGCCACGCTGGCAGCCTTGCCGGTCAGGTAGCTCAGCTGGTTGGCGCAGCGCAGGCGGACGTCGGAGAAGAACACGCCGAAGGAGCTCGAGCCGTCGAAGCTGTTGAAGGCGTGGATGTAGCGGCGGACGCGGTCGCCGGGGAGCACTTCGTCCTCGGCGCGGATTGAGGCCGTGGCGAAGACTTTGCGGCCGTCGCGGATCGAGAGGACGTTCTCGATCTCGATGTCTTCGCGGAGGTAGTCGAGCAGGTTCACCAGGGCGCTGTTCTGCACCGGGGTGTAGCCGGCGCCGTGGATGCCGAGGAGCCGGTTGGTGTCGCTGCGGACGATCGAGCAGTGCTCGGGGGATTCGATCGGGCCGTCGGGGCCCATGAAGAAGGCGGGGCGCTTGTCGGCGGTCCAGTCGAGGCCGGCGATGGCGAATGCCTCACAGGCGGAGGCGTTCTCGGGCGTCATCGTGCCGACGCGGCCGATCAGGGGGTTCACGGCATAGCCGCGGTCGCGGTAGCGGCCGTAGACGAGGGGGCCGCTGCCGTCGGCGGCGTAGGCGGTGCTGACGCGGTTGGTGTTGCTGATAGTCATTTGCATAGTCCTTGTTGAGAATCGGCGAGGCGCCGGTGTGGATGACGTGCGTTGTGCCGAGACGCACCCCTCGGGAGGACAGGCTGTGCGGCCCTGGTCAGATGGTAGGCCGGTCGAGGTGAAGGGTCAACCTATCCAGGACAGGGCAGCGCGTAGCGCGCTCGGCGGTGTGCCGGGGCTTCGGGGTAGGGGTCGGGCTGCGGGACGTCGGCGTCCTGGGCGTCGTAGTGGTGGAAGGCGCTGTGCCAGGCGCGGTACTCGGCGACGTCCTCGGGGAAGGGGTAGCCCTCGGCGGCCCAGTCCGACTCGTGGGTGCCGTCTGGGGCGTACCAGCCGCCTTCGTCACCCTCCCAGCCGGCGTCGATGCGGGCCCAGGTGCAGCGGTCGGCGTCCGCCATGGCGGCCTCGGCCGCGGGAAGGTGGTCGTACCAGTTGGGGTGGACCTGGACCATGGCCAGGTTGAAGGCGGGGTCACTCATGACATGCACTCAATAGGTTCGGTTGAACGAAATGCAGCGGTGATAATTGCGCCGTTTGCGAAGTACAGTTCCGCGCTCTGCTCTCGCAGTTGCTCTAGGAATTGCCGAATCGCTTCTCGCTCTGTCTCCGGGAGAACAGTGCAGAAGGGCGTGTCCTCCTTGTCGGTGGGGATGCGGCCGACGATGGCCCAGTAGTAGGCGTCTTGCATCAGTCCACAGCAAGGTGCAGCAGATGAGCCTCCAGGTATTGCTTCAAGGCGCCGAAGTGCAGGCGGGCGCGGTCGCGCTCGGTGC